AAGAATCAATAATCGGTGTAAGAGCATCCAACCTTGATTGGTTGTTTTCCAAAAAGTCGTGATTTCCAATGATAATGATTGTCTTTGTAATTTTAGAACACTCATTAAGAACCCAAGCCACAAACTCAACAAGTTCAGGTGTCATTTGATTCTTACTATGGACCAAGTCACCGGTAAATACAATCCTATCAGGAGCAATTTGTTTCCACTGTTCAAATGCCTCAATCAGAATTTTTCTGTATAGGTCGTGGTCTTTAAATAACCTGATATGTAAATCTGAAAAGTGTATTAACTTATTTATCATCTGATTGTTCTTCATAGAACGGGTTAAAGTCGTTGTTTACGTGACCACACTTTTCACACATATAAGTTGGAAAAGGAACGTCAGTATCTTTTGGTGTTGCAGTTAATAGTTTTGAAACTCGTTTGATAATTGTAACTTCTTTGAAGAACATGCTTCCGCAACTATCACAAGTGATTGTGGGTTGGCTTCTTAAATCAATTTTTGGTTTCCCAAGGTCTAAATCCATAATTTATTTTTATTTAATTTTTTATTGTTTCTAACATTAGTTTTAATTCTGCCTGTACGTCTTTACAAGGTATTATCTTGTAAGTGTCATTTACCTCATTTATCCATACAAGATAAAGATTACCTATTTTTAGATTGGTGTTCTTCTCTATGATGTGTTTGTATAAATGTAGTTGTAAAGAATAGGTATTTATTTCACAAACGTCAAGATGTGATATTGGTGATTTAAAATTCTCCTTATACACGTTTTTTAGTTTAATCTCTTTGTTTGTTTTATAGTCATAAATTTCTAACATACCTGACTTCTTATTATAAAACAAACAATCCACCATTCCCGCAATGCCATAATCTTCATCCGCAACTACAAACTCCATCTTAACAGGAATCAAGTTGTTTTTAGCATCGTTATAGAATTTCTCAAATATTGTTACACACTTCTCAAAGTTTTCTTTGATAATGTCCGTCCCAAATTTCTTTATGGAAACAGACGGGTCATATGGGAACACTTTATTATACCAAAAGTTCTCAGCATAGTTGTGAACCATCGACCCCTTTACGGTTGAGATATCCCTCTTTAAATCCCACTCATTAATTACATCTTCAACAAGAAGACCTCGCTTATCGGCGTAGGTTTGAGCAATATTCTCGGTATCAAACTTATTTTTGAATTTACCTATGAATGTGGTTGCACTTGTGAATTCACGGTTATTCGCAAAGTATTTGTGGGGCTCGTCATAATACTTTATATGACTAAACTTATTTAATTCTATTATTGTTTCCATAGTATTTTTTTAAAATGTAATCAATATTTTTCATGATTACAATGTATTTATCAATAAAATCATTTTATGAAAAATTTATTCAACGATATTTCCCAAGAGGAGAGAAAAAGAATTTTAGAAATGCATGAAAATGCTACAAAAAGAAATTATTTAACTGAACAGGGTGTAACCCCACAAGGTACCAATACGACTGAATCCGCAGATAAAATAACCGCACTTAAAACAGATGAGGCAAAACGAACTAAATTTAGTTATATAGGTGATGTTGATATGAGAACATATTTTGGACCTAATGTTTTGAAAACTGACCCTAATGAACCATCTTCTCAGGAATCTAGAGAAAAATATAATCTTTTTGCAGGTACGTTAAAAAATGCTTTGTCTTGGTATGCTATGTACGGTAGAAACCCACAAACTAATTCATTATCGTCATCGGTTGAGGCAATTAATAAATTATCTAATGGATTTACCGATAGTTATGCGGCTTTGACCGGTCAAGCCCCTTACACGGGTCAGGCACCTAAGTTAATGAAAGCCCCTGATTTGGACAAAAAATTTATAGAGATTTATAATAGACAATTGACAAGAATTTAATAAAAAAGGGGACGTTAAGTCCCCTTTTTTATTTAACTAATTCTACTTTATTAGTAAAGAACCCTTCACGTTTACCGTTTACTAAATCAAATCTTTGAGTAACTAAACTCATTTGATTGTCAATATTTTCAGTAACCAAGAAGTTATAGAATAATCCATCTTGTTCTGCATCTACATTTAGAATAGACTGTGTGGTAGGGATTATTACTTTGACATTAAAGACACTCTTCCATCCTTTATCATCGGACATGAAAATTACTTTTTTATCCAAATCAAAAACATAGGTTACGTTACCTGTGTATGTTACTATTGAGTTTACCGAATCTTTTTCAATTGCCTCGTGAAGTGAGATGTTACCAGGAAAATTGTAATTAGTCCATCTTTTAATCTTAACCTCAATAATCTGAGAATTAACAACCAAAGAAATAAGAATAAATAAAAAAGAGAGGATAGTTTTCATAGTTATGTCGTTTTTGGTTTTACAAATATAACCACATTATTTTATTTCAACAAAAAAATCGTCAATTTTTCCTTGTAAATCCGCAATGTCCTTATCTTCAGGCAATTTAATTACTTTGACTTTTCCGAATAACCTTCCACCATTTAGTTCGTGATATAACTTTATAGCGTTTTTCCAAGCATCTCCATCTAAAGCAATAACTATATTACAATTAGTCTTCTCATAAATAGTTTCAAATAATAACTTTGACATAGATTTTCCTAACATTGGTATTGAATTTGGTAAGAAAACTGCGTCAAACACACCCTCACATAAATAAATGTCTTTATCCCAATCAATTAGACTTTCGTTGAATATAATTTTGTCTTTCTCAGCTTGGGGGTTTTTGTATTTGGACCTAGTTGTTTTATTCCAAGAACGAGCAATAAAATAGTTTGGTTTTCCATCTTTATCGAAGGAGGGTATAATAATTCTTCCCATAAAATCTCCTTGGTCGCAGAAACCTATTTTATATTTTTCTATAATTTCTTGACTTATGTTTCGTTCTTTTAGGTAATTGATTGCTTGTTTGTATACAGGATAAACAGGGTTTGAATCCTTGAATTGTGTGTAACCGTCAGGTAATCTGAATTTTGGTTTTTTTGGTTCGGTTTTCTTTTCTTCTTCAGGTTTGAATAACGAATAGATTTTCTTTTGTTTTTTGGTTCCGAACTCGTCAATTAATTTTCCAAGCGCTCCGTGAGTTCCGTTTGAATCACCACAAGACCAACACTTATATACGTGTTTGAACACATTAACTTCCAAGTTACCCTTACCCTGACCTTCATCGCAGTATGGGCAGTTAAAGGAATACTGACCCTTACTTTCGTAATGGAGTTTTTCTTTACCCAAGAAACCTCTTACGATATCTACAACTATGTCCTGTTCGTCTTGCACAAATACAAATATACATTAAAAATTAACACCAATCAATATTCACAAGTTTTTACATACGGTTATATTTATAATCATAAGTTTAAAATATGCCGACAAATATTGTTATCAGTGGTGTAACGGGACAATCCCCATATAATGTTTATGTTTGTGATGATTTGCTAACTAACTGTAGTTGGGTTTCAAGTTTTTCATCAGTTCCATTCACTTTTGAGTTACCTACAATTTTTTTGGGGGAAACGGATTTTGCGGTCAAAGTTATTGACGGCAACGGATGTTCTGTAATAAAATATAGCGGTCAAACTTATTCTGAATGTTAATAATATGAATAGTAGTCATTGTAGTAGCTCAATAACAAATTGGTCCTTATCAAGTGACGGTTCCGGAGATTATACAGGAACCTCAGCATCAACAACATTTATTTGTTTTAATTCTGCATCTATATTTTATGTTAACGGTGCTAAAGTCGGGTATTTTAATCCGAATACAAATTATCAGACAGATATCAGTCTTATTCTAGGTGGTTCACCTAGCGAAATCGCTAACACGAATGATAAAGTATGGGTTTACACTGGAGGTACAGAATTAATTGAATTTAATTTGTTATTGTCACCGATATTGTACACCGCTCCTATGTCGGAATTTCCAAACTTAACCTATAGTAGGAATTTAACTTCAAGTGGTACTACCGCATTTAAAGGTTTAGGAGCATTGGACAATACAAGATTAGTTGGTGGTTCGGGTTCAACAATTTATTTACACACAATTACCGACTCAGGGTTTACAAGTGAATTACTATTTGTTTTACCTGAGTCTAGAACCATAAATGATGTTTCATACAATTCGCTCAAAAATACATTCGTAGTGGCCAGTATGAAAGCGGATAAGACTGTAAATTACATATCCGAATTTACAACAGGTGGTACCATTATTAACGATTTCAGTTTTGATAATACAACTTATTTAGAAATACTAAGTACTCTTGAATACTCTGGTAAAACATATTTCACAGGTTTTGACTCATCAGGTCCTTCAACAACTTACGAAGTTGAGGTTGACATTTTTAACTCAGGATTTACTCAAGACTACGATTTCGGAGGTATATCTTTTTCAGGATTTAGTCAATCACCTGGTTCTATAACATCATTTTTTAATTATTCCGCAGCAAGTTATTGTTTGTCAACAAATTATAGTACAACATCACAATATGACGGAAATTACTCGAGTGGAGGAACATTTAATGGACAAACATTTTATGCCGGTAATAATGGTGGTGTAATTTATTATAACTCAGGTTCAACTCTATGGTGTTTATCATCATATCTTGGTGGACCGTGTATCTTATTCGGTGGTAATAGTTGTCAAAGTGAAACTCCTAATCTAAACGGAGGAATCTTTAGTAATTCAATTTGTCCAACTCCAACTCCGTCACCAACAAATGACTGTAGTGTATTAGCGATTGACGCATTTTTTGATTGTGATATACCGATGCCAACACCATCAGTAACACCAACAATGACAGTAACACCTACATCAGGGTACACTTATCCAACACCAACTCCAACAATGACGATGAGTCCAACTCCGTCAGGTAATGTTTGTCAAAATGTAAATTTCTGTTTCACGGTTCAAAATGTCTCACCTTCACCATCACCAACACCTACGATGACACCAAGTAGTATGGCAGGAAGAAACACACCTGCTGGTGGAGTAGTAACTTTCACGACCATTAATGGTGAGGTGATTTGTCCCCCTTCTCAATTGGGGTAATTATTTCCAAAGTTGTTCTTGTTGCATATAACCTAAACAACAGGTATAAGCATCTGACATATCAAAATTCTCTTTCTTGAGTGTTTGATTTTTTGTGTATTGCCATTTAATTTGAGGTTCTCTTTTGGCAACCAATTCCCAAATAATCATTTTCTTATCAATGTCTTTTGGTAATCCACCAAACAATACAAACTTTTTCTTGTCGTTTTCTTTTACCAAATCAGGAAATGCAAATTTTCTTGAATTATACGTTGAAATGTATTCAGGTACCACACCTAATGTATCATATATTTCTTTTGAAATTAGAGTGTTAAACCTTAATAGGGTCTGTATCGTATATACGTTATTTGAATTTAATAATGGTTCCTCGATTATAACCTTAGTTATACCTAAATTCTTATATTCAACTAATTTCTGTTTGAATATTTCCGCTTTCAGAAAAAGTTCCTTAATTTTATTTTCCTCTTTTGGTTTTGGGACAGGAGAAATGTGTGTTAATTCAAGTAATTCACCTGAAATCATATCAAAAAGTGCCCACCCAATAGTTTTCGTTGACACATCTAAACCCAGAACTTTCGGGTTATTCCTAATCTGTTGCTTTGCCATATATTAACTATGGTAATATAAACAATCTAATTGTAAATAATTTCGTTAGAAATCAAGTTTAACGAGGAATTGTTGAATACTTTGTCTTTGGATTGGTGATTGTAATTTAGATATCGCCATTAAATCTCTATCTGAATCAAACAGCCCTATCTCTGATACCCAAGAAGTTGTACCAGGTGTCCAAGTAGGATTTGACGAACTTAAGAACTGATTTTGTGATAAATTACATAACCATCTCATTTCATAAATTGTTGCCTGTATCTCAGTTTCCAAATTACCGTAGAAGAAGTATTCGTCTCCAAAGTTTAATGTTTGTCCTGTTTCTCCGATTGTCGGTAGTGTAATATAATTATTTAGGTCGTATGTTGGTGCGGATTCATACATAGAACTTGTAATAACAAAAGTTGTTGCAGTAAGTTGTGCGACTGTGAAAGGACTAATTTGTGCCGTTACATCAACCTTTTTCCACCCTGACGGGTCCGGTCTAACATCACCAGTCACTTTTTGACAAAGTATTTCAAACGTATTAAAATCACTCATATTAGGTAAACATCCAAATTCATTACCAAAAGTAACTGAGACATTTTGACTAACTGAGTTACAACTTTGGTTAGGTCCTTGTAATTTTTGATAATAATTACAATGTAAAGAATTTGTAAGGAATAGTGATGTGGATATTCTATATGTTATATACATATATTGGGTGTTACCCGTTAAAACCCCTTGTTCCGAACCATCTGGTGTTACCAATGCAACTCTTGGTGCCGGTAAAGTCCAATTTCTATTTGATTTATAAGATAATGCCGCAATAATTTCCTCGTCATCTATAACTATTGTGTGTAAGTCGGGAAATACTTTACCTATTCTATTTGGTTGTCCATCGACATTTGCATTTGTGTCCCAAAGGTGGTAATACCTGTGACCAGGTAAATTCATTTCAGTATTAACATTTGATGTTAAATAATGTTCTTGGAAAAGACCAAGCTCATCAAATCCTTCAGGGTCAACATAGAATGTTTGACCTTGACAACAATCTGTTGATTTGTGCCATTGTAAAGTTGGTATGTGTAATCTGAAATTTCTTGCCATACCAACTGTGTTGGTGACATTGTCAGAATCATAAGGTTGTAATGCAAATTTTTCGCCATATACAAAATCTATTGTATTATTTGTATAATGAATTATCGCGATACATTTTTGTTCTTTACCTTGTACCGTAATTTGGTCACCTAATGAGTTATAATAATATACTGAACTACTATCTGATTGTCCTGTACTATTACTATATGCAAAATACTCTTTACTACCTAAATATGAAGTCGAATTGTAACTATCGTATCCTTGGTATACTGAACCATTAACACCTGCCGGTGATTCACTCCAAGGTATATTCATATTCCATACGTTAACATTAAATAAATCAACGTCGCAAACTGATTGGAAATTAAGTACGTCTTGATTCCAATGTGGTTCAGGTGTTGCACTATCGTAGAATCCTGTCATACCTGATGGATAAAACAGAACTCTCGCGTTTCCGACTGCCCCCATACTCTGATAATTTGGGACACTTCTATCTAAGGTTAAAAGATTACCTGAAACTGCAACAACCCTATAAGTTAAAATAGGATTGCAACTTTGGAATCCTAATAAACAATTACTGTCTGTGGGTGGCACTGGCGGACAAGGGTTGTAGGGGCTATATGGTGGTGAACAAGTACCTGAACTTGGTGTATAAGTACAATTACAAGAAGTGTCTGTTTGATAATAAATTGTCATAAAATCTCCTGCCGAGAAACTGTATGTTGACGCAGTATTACATATACTAGTGTTAACCGTAACTTGATTATTATTTAAGGTTAAACTACTAATATCTACAACATAATTAGGTGTTTTTACATATTGAGAACCTGTTCTCGCGTACCAATTAGTCGGTAAAGTAGTTGTGTCGGCACTGAAAAAACCTCTCATAGGGGCTACGTTATATACATCAGAAATTACTGAATCCATAAATGGAATTCCGTATTTAGGTCCTCCTACTTCATCAATATAATAAGGATATTTTACATTTTGTGAGTTTGCCTGTGGTACGGGGGCACCATTTTGTGAGTTAAATGCAGGTTCCAAAACTACAGTGTTTGTTTGATTGTATCCTGTGATTGTATTGTAAGATATCTCACTATCTCCAACTTGGAAGTATCTGATGTTAAAATTACCTTGGGACATTTTTTCTCTTCCAATGTCTGTAATTCTTGTATTGATTAATCCTGATGTATTTTTTAATATATAAGCCATATTATTTAAGATGGGCAGGTTCCTGACGAAACTGTTAATGTCTGAGATTGACCTTGTGTGGATGTATTACAACACGAACATCCTGTTACTCGCGGTTGAGTTATATTTAGGTAATCGTTCACTTTAACACAACAACTTGCATTACTTGGATTAAAGACCGTTACTACTGATTGTCCGCTTACAACATCCGAACCTGTTAGTGTAATATTATTATATGTTTTTGTTATTCCTGTAATATATTGCATAATCCCTTGACCTTTTGGGCACGTACCAATATTTGGATTAGTACTTGTATTGGTTTGAGAAGTTGGTGTTATTGCGAGTGTCGTACCATTTTTTGTAATTTGTGTAGATTGAGTAAAACTTCCATTTGAAGAATTATTACTGAACACGGCAAAATTCAAATTATCAACTAAATTAAAAGTAATTGTGGTACCAACCGGAAGACTTGTAGGTTGGTTTAAATCATTTAACACTGAAACTGTAAAATTAATTCTTTTCTGTGTTGCGGTTATAGTAGTTGTTGTTGCATTAACGACTAACTTATAATTTGTTGGTGTGTTATTGTTAGATAAAGTAACATTGTTTTGAACAATTGTATTGTTCGCATCTTTTGCATAAACTGAATAAGACCCTCCAACCAAATTATTAAATAATCTACTTAATCCTCCTGAGAAAACTGATAATCCACCATCAATAGACCAAAGTATTGGTGTGGTGGCATTTTGAACTTCCATAAAAATAGAACCATTCGATTGACCAACACAACTAGGATTTGTTCCTTGTAAAGTTTTGAAACTCATTTGTGGTGTACTACAAGAACCAACGTAGGATGTCGTCGGGTTATCAAATAATCCTCTACCACTAATTTGCCAAAGTCCTATTGGAGGATTGCTAGGATTTGAATTAATTAAGAATTGAGAACCTATCTGTGTGAACCAATAATTATTAGTTGAATTCCAAATTATTGTATATGTCGATGATGTGAAAGTATTTTTACCATTTACTATGTTTGCAGTCTTATTAAACTCCAAACTTGTTGTTGGACCTTGTAAACATATGCTTTGTGGTACGAATGGTGGAGGTATTGGTGTTGGTGTAGGGGTTGATGTTGGTGTAGGGGTTGGTGGTGCCAACGTACAGATTGTAGTTGCGGTATAATCGGGTCCACCACCAGGCCAAGAATAATCTGTAACTGTTATGGTATAAATTTTTGAGGTATTGGCGTTTGATAAAGTAGCCCCTAAATATCCATTATCCCAAAGAATCTTATATGGAGGTGTACCTCCTGAAACATTTATAGTTATTGTAGACGCAGTAATATTAGGTGAACACTCTATAGTTAGAGGGGTAACTGTAATAATATCACATTCACTTGTTGCAGTAATTCTAACGCAAGGGTGTGATGATATACAGGTAGAACAACTACCAAATGATGTTAAAGTTGCACCAACCGATGAATATGTTGGGGCTCCTGGTAATAATTGTGATGATGGTATAACAATTGAACATCCCGTGAAACTATTTGGTATTTGAGCATAGTAAGAATCTCCAACTGTAAGTGCCGAACCCAAATTAGTAAGAACAAATGTTTTACTACTATCACAACAGGACTTTAAATATGATATTGCCATTAAACTTTTTTTTAACTAAAAAAATAATCTTGTATTTTTGATTATAAATATCTAACCCGATGTTTTTAACAAGGATTAATTTCTTCACAATCACTACAACTCCTCATTATTGGGTTTGGTAGTACAATAGAATAATCTCTATTGATACTTGAATTCCAATCAGTGGTACTTATATATGTTTGGTCAGGTGTTTCATAATTAGCGATAACAATAGTACACCCTGTATAACCAGTCCCTGTTCCTGTTCCCGATGGAGGTATTTCAACATACCAAGATATTTCGGGTTCAAATGTAGATTGAAAAGTTTCTTCAAATGTGAATGTATAGTTTGAGCAGCACGCACTAAAATAAGTAGGGGCGACAAAATTATAACAATCTTGACACGTAGAAAAAGTTGAACCTGTTATTAACAAATCTATTGCAGCATCATTCGTAAATTGAAACCCTGAAAATATCCAACATTGTCCGAAATTTTCTAATGATGCAACCTCTCCAAAATTAAGAATTGGTACATTCTCCGTGTATAAACAAACTGAAGTGTCGGCACAATTACAGAATGTTGCATAAACACCTGGTAATAAAGTACAAACAACAGGAATTTCTTTAAGACAAGGTACTAATAATTCGTTTATTTTAAGTGTTATCGCCGGCGCTCCACTAAAGGCGTCAGGTAAAGGTATTACTTCAATTGGTGGTACAGTATTCGTTATCGTATCAATGTATATACAATCGTTCCCTAAAAAATTACATATATAAATCTCATAAGGGGGTGTAAGTCCTGTTATGGATGATATTATAATGTTTTTCATTTTAAGGACAACTAACGCAATTTATTATGTAACCTATTTTCAACTGAACTGTAATAGTTTGGTTAGACAACCCTGTTGTCGATTCTTCACAATCAGTGTTTATTGTTATTGTATTATTAGCAACATCAACCACAACATCACCAATTCCTGTTACACCACTTAATAAAGTTTCAACTGCACTATACCATTGAGCCTCTGTTGGTATTGTTGTTAATGTGGTTGCAGTATAAAATGATTGGCTGAATCCTGTACCTGCGACACTAGTATGCGCTGAGAAAGTTGCCGAACTAAATAAACAGTCAGTACAATTATCTATCAAATCTAAATAACCCTCAATAAACATTTTTGATATTGTTCTTTCTGTTAGAACACCCGTACTTGTAATTGTACTGTCGCACACTTCAAATAAAGAAGTGTTAGATAAAATATAGTTTCCTGTTAAAGTTATATCTCTTGTTGATGTACAACCATCATCGTCGATAACCGTTAAAGAGTAAGTGCCGGCCGATAAATTAGTGACTGTGGTACCTGTTTGTCCATTGACATTTGAAGACCAATTCAAAGAATACGGAGGATTTCCTTGATAGATGTTAGCATAAATTTGACCGTTTGACCCATTAGTTGAATTTGTAGGTATAAGAACAAAATCTAATTGTTGGCTTGGGTCTATAGTGAAATTGGAAGTTTGATTACAAAAACTTTTAGTATCTTCTATCAAAATATCATACGAACCTGATGAAAGATTATTGAAGGTGTATGACGTTAAAAACGTTGGTGGTGATGGTGATATTTCTGTCCCATCTCCGCCCTCTATAGAATAAACAAATGGTCCTGTACCTCCAGAACTTTTAGTTATTGTAACAGAACCATTACTTTGCCCACAAGTTGCTCCTGTAACACTAGATGAAACTGTATATAAAGAAGTTGATTGTACTTCATACGTACCTGAAAAAGTACAAGTACCGTCTGTAATTGATAATGTATAAGTATCTGCAGATAAACCTCCGAACGTTGTATTAGTTGTACCGATTCTTTGTTTTGTGTTATTAGAAGAATTGGTCAAAGTGTATGTAAAATCTCTACTTCCGCCAACCAATAGAATACTTATAGAACCGTTATTAGAGTCACAAGTACTATTATTAACATTTACTGAACTTACACCAAAACTATTAGGTTGTATTAAAGTTACTGTTTCATTATCATTACATAAAGCAGAATCTGTGACCTCAATAAAATATGAACCAGCAGATAACCCTGTGAATGTATATATTTGTGAATAACTAACATCGATATAAGATATTGAAGGTATGTAATACCTGTACGGTGGTGTTCCGTCTATTACGGTTATTTGTATTGAACCATTTGATGCAAAACAAGTTGGTGAAATTGGTATTACCTCTCCTATTTTTACGGCATTTGTCTCTGAAATTGTTGGTGTTTGAGTTAGGGTACAACCTTGTGAATCCGTTATTGTTATTGAGTATTGACCTGCACTAAGACCTGTTATGGAAGAACCTGATAAAGATTGTCCTGTTGATTCTAAATAGAGTAATGGATTAACTGATGACCATTGATATGTGTATGGGGGAGTACCTGTCAAACCTGTAATAAAAAGTCTACCAACACCTGTTGAGGCGTTCCCACAATCCGCATCGTTGACAATATATAGTCCATAATCAACCTCTACTGAACTACCAATAATACAAGATTCACTTTTACCTGTACATCCCCCACCATCGTCAGCGATTACATAATAAACACCATCATCTAACGAATCAAATACGTATGAGTTATCTACACTTGAAGTTGATTGGAGTAGTACATCATTTCTATATAAATCAAATTGTACAGTACCATATGAATTCAAGGTAGATGCAGATAATGAACCATTTGATAATCCACAAGTTGTATTTGATATGGTACCTAAACTTACACAAGAACTCGCAGAAGAAATGTAGATGTTTATGGTCGCTATGTTATTTTCAGTGGTCGCAGTTGGGTTACCGCAAGTATCGTTTAACCTTAAAATGTAAAGTCCTGCGGATAGGTTTGTGACTTCAATAGTTCCACTATTAACCGTGTCAGTATACTGAAATGAAATAGGACTATTAATTGGTTCAATCCAAGTGATAGTTATTGGTTCTGCAGTGGTACTTAAATATAGAGTAAACCCACCTGAACCATTATTTTGGCAGTCACCAGTTACACTAAAACTACTTAAATTAGCAGGACAAGACATTTATTTTATGAACAAGATATTGTAAAGTTTATTCCAACATTAATTTTAAATTCTGAATTTAAATTATTACCATCACAAGTGATTGTATAGACGGTTACTTGATTGTCAGATATAATATAATCTAAACCATAATTAATTAAAGTGTCCAATTGAGTTTGTAAAGCGGTCAACCATTCAGTTTGACTTGGGTAACTTATACCTTCAGGTAATCCAATACCAACACCGTCAAAGAATTTTTCATTGATTATTTGTGACCCTCCTAAACTTATGTTAACATACCAATCACTGTTAATAGAATTGAAGTCACAGTTTGCCCCAATTGTATAACCATTAACAACACTATTTAGAACACTTCCAAAATTTGAACCTATAGAAGGATTAGATGTCCAAGGGTATATATCACATACTGTAGACGCTTCAGGACAATCGTAAGTCAATATTGGCCCGACAAGTGTACAAGGATTACAAGGTACAGGTACGATTTGACAACCTCTTTGTCTTCTCCAAACAAATTTTTGTCTATGAAATGCTGAATTTTCGTATTTAACACCTGTGTTCCATATCGTAGTTGCAGGCATCATTTGTTCTACTAATCTTATCCAATAACTTCCGAGTCCTTGGACGTAATCTATCATCTTTTGGTATGTGAAAAGGCTGTCGGGTATTTCTTCTAAATCAATTGATTTTAAGTATTTCCAATAAACTGACTCTAAAGTTGGGTAACCTCCCGTTTTTCCATTTGTAATAAATTGTCTGTCTCTAACATTTATCATATTTTGCCAAAAAGTTTGTGCAAATTCAAAAAATGTTTTCTGAGTTGGGTTCGGGTCAATTAATGTTTTATCTAATATCACAGGATTAAGATATGTTGGACAATAACAGTTTCCGCTTATAGTATATCCCGTTGATGGTATTGGATAATCATAATTTGATGACAAATACCATACATCGTATGTTAAGGCTTGTCCTGGATTAAGGTATACTTCTGTATTTTTAACATTCAAAATTAAGTTTTCATCGTCAACAAAATAAAATGAATTATTACCGTCTGTGTTTCTTCTTAATCCTGTTTCTGAATTAGACCAACTTTTTTTATTATCTCTAATTTTACCCAATGTAAAACCTAAATCAGAATAAGGAAAATCTCTAAATCTATCCAAATATCTCTGTCCATATGAAAAATCTCTTAACACTGTTTGTATGTTAGGGTTTTGACCTGTAAAACTACTACCGGTGGCATCAAACATCTCGTCAGACCTATGTTGTGTTGTAGACTCAAACCATCCCTCACCTAGTTGGAAATAGAAATCGTCGGTATCTTCAGGGGCTCTTGGGTATCCACTATCATCTACAGGGTATTCATCCCTTGTAATGTTAGAATCTTGAGTATTGGATGTTGTTGTAAAACCTGTAAATTCTCTACCTTGTATTCTAAATAAAATTTCAGGGTCTAAAGCCGGTAATTCTTGGTTATATGTACCTCCTGAGATATTGGCAAACTCTTGATTAAACTGAGCCATGTTTATTTTTTGGTCAGCGACATAAATTGTTTCATTGAATTCGATTAATGCGTCAGGTGCTCCAATTAATTTTAATAAACCTTCTATTGATTTTCTAGTCCCTTTGGACTTAAACAAATAGGCGGAATTAAGTATTAGATTTCTATAGAATTGATAATTCAATTCATCAGGTGTGTAACTTCTACTCAACCCCAAAAATTGTGAGGGTTGGGATGTCCCGAAAACTGAATCTAAGAAATTAGTATTTGTAATCGGAGAGATGTTATCCGACCAACCTAATGTTTGGGCTAAATTTTTTAATAACTGAGATGGTATGTCATTTCCAACATTATAGTTTACCGAATTCATATATGCTAATGCGTCTATGAATTTTTTTACTTGGTCAAAACTTCTACCGTATATTTGTAATACTTTAGTTATCTTTTGGTCATCAGTATCAAAGTCTTTAAACGCACCTGTTGTTAAAAATCTAACAATAAGGTTTGTTCTAAATTGGTCAAATTCTTCTGTTAAATTAGAAAGTTTGTTTACGTAGGTATTAAAACTTGGGGTTCTTATATCGATATTCCACAAACCATCCTTTGGCCAAGTTGCGGATTCTGATGTCAAATAAAAAGAACCATCGTTTCGTTCTCTTATTATACTGAAATTTGCGGTATAAATAGGTGTCACTAATCTATTCAATAAAAATCTCTCAACTTCATCGAAGTCTTGGGAAAAAACCCTTTCTGTATTATCATCATTTGGTTTTACGTATAAATTATCATAAGAAATTGAACCTCCACTGAATGGGTCACCAACTACATTTATAACCAAATTTCCGGTTGTTAAACTAGTTGTAGGAAATATTTTAAGAACTTTATAAGACGAATCATTAATGTATAACGCATAGTTAATTGCGTTATCAGTCATATTCCTCAAAGGTGATAATTCTGTTTCACTAACCGATATATTTCTAGCAGCATTTGTCGTGAAGTCAACTGATAGTGGGTTTGATATTTTACTTACATCTAATGTAAAAGTTGTGAAGTTATTAACGGGGTCGAACGTGATGTTAGTAGCAGTAGAACCTGTTGTAAAATTTTTTCTTTGTGTTGTTGATTCTAAAGCGGCAGGGAAAAAATTAATTATTTTTGTTAGTGAAACAGAAACTCTTTTTGATAAAGAACCATACTGACTAAAATTAGTTACCTGACTTAAATCAAAATTTGGAAAGACTTGGAAGTTTTTTTCAACTATGGTTTTTGACTCCTCAATACTCGTTACGCCTAACGAATCCAAAGTTATTGGGTCAGAAAATGTACCAATTATAAACTCTCTATTACTTTTTTCTGTAACACTAGTTGTGAACTCAAAATTACCCTGTGTCAAACCACCACCACCGACAAGTTGAAATCCAACTAAATTATCGGAAAATGTATTATCTGCAGTTGCTTTTTGTGGAGGACAAAGATACTTTTTAGCCATTACTGAGTGATGTTATTAAAGTTTTTACTATAGTCAATATTATTATTTCTATCTTGTCTAACCTCATAAAGAAGATTGTTAAATTCATCTCTAACTTCATAAAGGTTGTATTGTTTGTAGATGTTATTACCAGAGTCATAAATGGTGTATATACCGTCATCAAGAGATTTGGTTTGATTACCATAAAGAGCAATTGCAAGTGTTGAGATATCATGCTCAACAATTTCAACTTCTACCGTCACAGGATTGAAATACGTGTTTGTTATTACAACGGTTTGATTAGGTTGACCAATGAAAGGTGTAGCGTTTGGCTTATTAGATGGTGATGAAGATGGTGAAACGGTACAATATAATAAATTAGTTGCCCCATCAACATATCGATATCTGATTGCTTTTTGTGAACTATTTGTCAAATTTTCTACAACAGGTTCACAAAAGAAAGAAGAAGTAATTATTCTAAAAAAATTAGGTATTTTAGCACCTGAAGAATCCAAGTATTCAATTCTGAATCCGACCAACCCTTGTGCAACAAATTTATTCGTAAATTGAGAAGGAACCTGACTTAAATCAAAAATCAATCCTTTAACATTTGGTAATGCGGATAAAACACCACAATCCAAAATCGGTACTCTAATTTGAGCGGGTCTTATATATAATGTGTATATACCAAGAGCATTGAATTGTTCGGCGGGTAGTTTGAGATTATATAATCCACCTAATATTTCTATGTTTGCATTACCGCCTGTATCTCCATTATTAAAATATGGTTTTAACACGTCTTGAGCGTTAAGAGTTGTCAGTATAAAATTATCTGTGTCATCTCTACTTTCTGTGTAATTCAATATTATCTCGACATCAGCCGGTGATACATCTGCAGGTCTTATGGTTCCGTATGTTCCTGTTGCCATCTTCTAATTTTAATTATAAATACTTATTAATCGTTTTTATTGACGTTGAAAAATTTATACCCGTAAATAGTCAGTCCTCCAATTGTTGATACTTCCCCTAATCTTCTAACCCTTTCAAATACAGAATTTTTACCTCTTTCAATATACACATTAGAGAATATTAATGGTTGGTCCACAACATTTATTAATGTTTCATCCTTTGTTAAACCTGATGATACTAACCAATTAGATGTAAGTCCTGAAGACTTAGCGACGTATATTGTTGTACCATCATTATAGTCGTAATAATCAATACCATTAATAGTGTAAGAAACGCCTAAACCATCATTTGTAGGACCGTTATAAACACCAACAGTATTACTTGTTCCTGTTACTTGTTGATTTTGTTTAAATGACATACCTTTTATATTGGCGTTTCCTTTATATTGTGCTAAATCATTTAAAGATGACTTGGTAAATCCTGTAACAATTATTGGTATTGTTGTGTAATTAGATGATATGTGGTCTTGTAAATTAGTATTTGAGTCTCCACTGAAAATATAATCATAAGAGATTGGTACGCCTGACCATTCCCCACCTTGTGGTATGAAATATGCGGTTCCTTTAGGATTAGTTATTTCAACTTCGGTAAATGGAATATTGATTTTCTTTTCAATAATTGTCAATCCAAACATTGTAATCCCTGACATTGTTATTGTGTATGTCGCAGGTGCGGTAGGATAAATGTGTGGTGTTGAATTAGGTGCAAAATTTGTTATAGTCTGTATCTGTGACCCGTCGCCCCAATCTATTTTAAAAGTACTATTTTTTAGAAATTTTTGGTATGTTATGTCTGATGTATTATAGACATAATATGTTGAGGAATTGGCCCCTGTTACGGCTGAGAATAAAAAATTTGTTATTACGTCTTTTTGGGTTATTGCACCGTCAAAAACAGAATAATAACCCAAATCCACAGTATTTTGAGTAAACAATATTGGTATTGTTAGACCAGTCATCAGCGATGTACCACCTGACCCTGAAGTAACAACTAAAGACATCGGTATAATTGCCCTTGTTGTTCCTGTAGTTGCGGTAAATGTTTGAGTGTAAGATGTAAAATCACAACACTCTTGGTCCATCGAAAAAGTGTATCCTGTGGAAGCGGTATAAACGAATGTTCGTATATCACTTTTTATCACCTCAGGAGATATTTTTATATAATATTTTTGCTCTTCCATTAAATCGGATTATTATATTGAAACCAATTTATGGGTGAACTTGAGGACCCGACTCTGACATCAGCACCTGTCGTATAATTAAATATTTGATAGGTGAAGTCAGTATAATTAAGTTTTACTTTATAATAAAAATATTTTGAGGAGTCGAATTTGTACCTATTTGAAGATAGGGTTGGATTACCTTGGCAAGTATTTGTCATACTTATAAACTCACCTGTTTTACCGTTAAAGAATTTTGCTGACATATAAAAAGTGTCTATGTTCAAAAAATCACGAGACTTTAACCAATAAAAAAAATAACCTTCTTTTTGGTTTATAAAATCTAAAGTGTAACTTGGGTAACTTACTTTAACAGGAGGTAGATAATCGGAAATCAATTGGTCTAAATCAGAACTTTGATTTGCAGGTAAAATTACTGAAAAATAATTTTTCTGTGTTTGTCCTTCATTTGTATCATAAAAGTCTAACTTGAAAAATGAGTTCTTAAAAGAATTTACAGTATAATATATTTCATTGTTTGTGAATTGTTGTGGAGTATAGCTCACACCCCATTTTGATTCGTTAGCGGTGTCCGATAAATTTGTAAAACCAGAATAAAAATTAAAATTATAAATTACTTGAGTTTCGTATCCGTTTGGGTAAACTTTGTTTTGGAACCTTGCAAGTTCAAAGTCTTTTGGTTTACCTATTATTTTTTCTATGGTGTCTTCTTGCCATTTGTCTATCGAATCTTCTTGTCCTTGAAAATCCCATTTCAACTCAATAGGTATATCAAGTTGTTTCTCGGTAAGACTTCTAACCACTTTTATTTTATTCACACTCATCGATAGTAGGTTGAGTTACTGTGTTTAGTGTTGATGATACCGAAGTAGAACCTTCAGGTATTAATCTAAATATACTGTTTTTATACGGGTAATGAGCCCCATTTAGAAATGGGAAATCAACTCCGACACCATCATTATCAATAAACCCATATTCGTAAATATCTCGCCAAACAAATGATTCTGCCGAAGTGTTGTATACTGCATAGTTAGGTATATTACTAGTATTTTCCGCAGCCCCTTCTTCTACGTAAGATGAAAAAGCCCTTATTTGTATCGGAAGATGTGGTTTATAATAGAACCCTAAAGGGTTTTCTGCGATTGATTCTCCAGTTATGTTAATGTCAAAAACATTATCATTATATGTTATTTTATGATAAATGTCAGATATTACCCTTTCTGAATATTCAAGGTCATTCCATTCACAAAAATCACCATCTAATGTATCTCCTGATTTTAGAGATTTATTATAGTAAAATGTTTTTCCTTGTTTTATATAAGAATCAACTTGGGTATTTGTGAATGATGTTGGATTTATATTTTGAGCGTTTGTTGTCCACCAATCATTTGGTTGACCATTAACACTCGGTAGGTTAAAATCAAACCCTTGTCTTAAGGCAATGTTTTTAGTTGCCGGAGGTATTGGATATGAAGGTTTATTTGTCCAACCTAAATAACCGACCCATTGATAGGTAAAGAATAATTCAGATACAGGTCTTTGTTGATTATCTATTAAATTTTCAATAGATATGTCTTTTGAGAATGATAAATTATAAGACTGACTTCCTTCCTTTATTGAAACTCTAGATACAAAGTTTGGTGTTAAACCTGATGGTTCGTATTGTTTTATTACTTTAAATGGGTTAAGTTCAAATCCAGCGTTAACGATTACCGCATCGGTATTGTTTGTTAAAATTTTGTGTTTTCTGATGTAATATTCAGACCTACTACTAGTTGGGTTATCGGCGTCCAATACTCTTTTTGCAGTTCCCTGAACTCCTGTGTCGAAAGTTGTTCCACTAAATCCTATATTAGCGATACTAAAAATATAAAATTCAGAATTAACAGTACCATCTCCGATACTTGAAACTTCGAACAAATTAGAACCATTGTATGATATTGATAACTCCACAAATTCTCCAACACTTAATCCGTGATTACATACACTTCTAAACGTAACGTATGGTTGCCCATTTGAAGATGATTGGTCTATTATAAATGGTATTCCGTCATTGGCCATCCAATATAATGTTTGTTGTGTTTTTGGCTCGATAGCAAATAAACTCTTGTTCACATTCTGATAAGCATAACTCATAAAGAAGTTCCAATTATAAGTCGTTGCACTTGTCGCCACAAAATTTATATGACCACCGGTATTTGGTCGTGTATATCCATCAGTATCATTATCGGTTCTAATTAAATCAAATTCATTATATAGTGGATAACCTGACCAATACACTGATTGAGCGTTACCGTTACAAGCCTGTCTTGACGCATCTAATGAATTAACATAGTATAAGTTTTCTTTAAATGGGGTGTAATTAGTTTCTCCAACATAGGTATTCTTGAACAGAAATGTTATTTTTGTTGATGGTCTGAAAGTTGTTGATTTTTCTCTTTCTGAATCAAACACATCGAGCAAATTTATATTTTGGCTTCTATCAAATTCAATATTTAATTTAGAATTTTGCTTTAAAGGCACGTTTAACTGATAACTTAATTCAGGTGCTGATTTGTACCTTAATGAACCTAAAACTATTTTAACATCATTTTCTTGTCCCATCTTTAATCAGTAATTGCGTCAGTATCTATCCATTTAGTTGCAAACCTATCAAAAGCGCTTGACCCTTTTACAACACCAAAATAAAAGTAGAATGGTGCACCCATTAAATAATTACCAGGTATACCCGGTTCAGGTTTATAATCATAACCATTAGTTGCAGGATTTATAACACTTGGATTATAATTAGCAATCCATCCTTTATGATAATTTATTACGTTAGTATTTTCGGGTTGAAATGTTTTTGATTCTTGTAAAAACCTATCTACCTTTTGATATTGGTATTTGAAAGCGTCATTATTTGAATACCAATTGTTTTGTTGGTCACCGAAAATATTTGAGTTACTACCATTTTCATTTATTTTCCATAAATAAAAAGGAACCTCTTGCGTTGTAATTGGTATATAAGTCAGAGTACACGCTTCATTAACACCAATTTCACCTGATGAATCATAAATGGTTCTGTTTGGTGAAATATAATCTCTCACCTGACTATCTCCTGTAAAGAAAATACCGAATGTTATATCTTTTATATTAGTTACTCCGAATGGGAAATATAGTGGTGAATTAAATCCCGACCCGATATCTGGTTCAGGATAGTTAGCGGGTTCAAAAGCGGCAACACCGAATTGGGAATTTGTTGCCACCATTTGTGCATAATCACTATCGACAAATAACGCCTTTCTTGAGAAGAAATTTAAAATATTAGCCCCTTTAGGTCTTGAGAAAAGAGCACCGAATGTAGTACTTGCAAATCTTGATAAGATAAATAAATTTAAAATATCGGATATATCCGAAAATGTTGTCGGTAACAATCTATTAACAATATACCCATCCCAATTTCCACTTTGTGATAAATATTTTTGTAATTCATCCCTTGGTCCTAAGTCCATTATTGTCGTTGGAAACATATATTCCCTTTGATTTCCAATTGTATTTCCATTGAAACTATATCCTTTTCTACCTATGAATTCGTTTCCATCCCAAGGAGAACTTCTATAATAGAAATTAAATGTTTCGGGTTCCAAATATACCGTATCTCTACAATACTTGTTATAAGGTTGATTTGGCGGATTACCAGTTGGTCCTGTAAAAATTCTTTGTGATTTGAATGGGAACATATATAATCCACCATTAATCCAATTATTCATAAATATGTGAGAAAAAACTTCTCTACATGCTCCGAAGTTTATATTAATTCTTGAACGCCATTCTGTAATTAGTTGCAAATCTTTTGTTAGATTACTACCTAAATATTTAGGATGAACTAACGAATAACACGAACCATCAATGAAAAATTTTTCATTAGTTCCAGGATAATATTGACATTGAGTTGGTGACGCAATACTGATAGTATCAGGGAATGTGGTTTGATAACACCCAATTGGTACTAAACTTTGACATGAAAAACTAGCCAATAACGCATCTACTTGTCCAAAACTTTCAGGGTCAGTGCTACCCGGTACAGGAGTGTCGGTACCTGTCACATTAAATCCCGGACTTGCTAATCCTGTAGAACCTCCGGTAGTAACTCCTTCATCAGAAACTTCTGTCAGATAAAACAATCCATTAGCCATAAGAGTGTGAGAAACGGTAACTACTGTTGTAGACGTGATGGCGGCATTTGTGTATGATTGATATGTATCTGATGAAGGGACCCTATCACTTCTCATAACAATTCGTTCATTATTACTCATTAAAAAACAATCATTGTCATTTGTTGGGTCAGGATAAACTTTTGAATAATAATAGGATTGTAATCGCGTAAAATAATCACAAACTCCAGGACATTGCCAATTACCTCCACCTTTTAACATTACACTACCACCTTCAACACATTCACCTAATGCATATTTTCCGTTATCAAACGCTTTACCCGCCTCAAATTCCGGTATTGTGTTCGCAAAATCATCAAAACTATTTTCTCTTGTATAAAAGTTATCAATTCCAACCCTTAATCCACCTCCATCAGCACTTGGTGCTTGAAATGTATAACTTCCAACATTTGTCACGAAACAAGGGCTAACTCTAATTTTTGGAGTTCCTTGTCTAAAAATTTGATTCGCAGTTAAACTATCACTAGTATCTGACTCAGATAATGAAGAGTATTTATAAACTGTCCTTGTTCTAAATGAGGTCCAATCAGTTTGTGATGGTTTGAAATGGAATGATTTATAATATAATCTACCTTTAGAATAATCATTATCAATACCGTTATTATTATTACCTAATATTGAATCGTGTTTGACACATCGATTAGCGTACTGTCTGGCATATTGTTGGGACATTCCCGAAGGTGTTAACCCAAAATCTAAACCGTCGTTTGGTTGTAATGGTATGTTTAATTTATAATCCCCTTCAAAAGTTACCGCCCAATGACTTTTTCTATTGAATAATTTTCCTAATCCGTATTTAACTTTTACTCTACTTGAGTGTGGGTCCACACCTCTTACAATAATGTTAAAATAAGTTTCACTTTTTTCATTAAAGGCTGTCCAAGGATTTCCTCCATCAGCGTAAGGGGCTAATGTGGAGAAACCGGGTCCTGCCCAAGTTGCTCCTGGAACAGTACACTCGAACAACAATCTATCATAGTAAATTCTTCCAATATTTTGAAAATTCTCAAAAATCCTTTGATTGAATGAACCCCAATAAGAATCATCGTACTCTTGTTGTGTGTAATTATTATTTAATATTGTTTTGTATTCAGAATAAGTTAATGACTTAATAACTTGGAAGTATTCTTGATTTGTAGGGTACCTTAAATAATTATCCGCTTCACCATTAGTTTGAATTATATTATAAGGTGTGACTAATCTTTCTCCTGTGTATGGATTGGTGTGACTTACATTTACAGTTGTAACTCCTGTGTTAAGTGCTGTTCCGGTGATTGAGTATGTACCATATATATTTTTAGTATTACCACTCAGATTTGGGTCACTGAAATTATATGGATTGTTAAAAGTTAGAATTGTCCCGTCTTCATATCTATTTTCGGTCGGGATTATCATTATGTTATCATAATGAAATCCTAAATTTGGATTACTTGATATATTTAAAGACCCACCTAATTGAGTATCTAAACCAAGATTAGCGGTATTAATATCTGAATTAAAAACCACTTTAATTTGAGTATGTCCACCACCAATTGTGTGTGGTGCTAATTGAGTATTAGTATTTAATGGTGAATTTCCTGAAGCAGGTGTTGTCAATTTAAAACTATTATTACCAAAAAATTTAGATTTAAAATTAAAACCCGTGATTCTTTCGTGTAGAGGAAGAGAGTTTGAGTAATAATATAGTATCGCAATTTGTGAAGCATCTCCATTCAAGTCATAACTAAATAGTTCTACATTACTAGTTCTAAAAGTCCAACCTAAAACTGTACTAGATGATTGATAACCTGCAAACGTATTCTGTACAGTTGTTGTTAAATCATTTACATCATCATCGCTATTATAGTCATAAGCCCCTGTATTTATAAAATTAGCCAATGTCGACTTGTTGGCGAATGGGGGTACACTAGTTAATGAACCAACAGGAAAGGTAACTTGTGATGCGGAATTTGTTGTTGAATCACAACTACATAATTCACAATCAGGATATGTAAATAAAGGTATATTTAAATTACTGAATTTTTGTTCAATTTGTGTCAAAACCGCCCAATTTTGAAATGGTCTGAGCCCTATATATACATCTATAATCGGAACCGTAAACCCTATACTCAAATCCCTTAGTTTTGTTACGATAAAACAAATAATATGAAATACTACTGTAACAAACTTTAATATTATCGCCAAAAAGGACACGACAATTGTAAACAATATAAACAATAAATCGAACCTAAATTGAGTTTCATTCGTTGGAAATTTATTGGTGGTACTCTCACAGGTATCGTCAGTAATATTTTTGATTGCTAAATATCTATTATTGAAACTACCTTGTCTATACCCTGTTAATAATTGAGATACGGTGTAGACTTTATTATAGGTCATCTCATAAAACATATCTTTACCATCGATAGCGTCCTGAATTACGTCTCCATCAATACCATAATCGTCCCAATTCAAACTAAAGGCATAACTTCTTTGTGCTGCAATATAACTTGGTGATGAAGAACTTAACTCAACTAAAGGGTCGTCATCTATAGAATTCCATCCATGCTCTTTAATATTTGGTACTAAAAAATTAGCCCTTTTCACAGGTTCACTTAAACTTGGCGATTGGACCCAACTTACTTTAAATCTATATCTTGCTCTTGTGGGTACTCCTTTTTTTTCATCTGTGGAAAACACTTGTTCACCGAATTCGTTTGTTACTACGTAATCCAAATTCATCGGTACGTCAAGTAACCAAGCACCGTTTTCATCTATAATAATTCCATTATTTTCAAATTCATATTCTTCCAATAATGGTCGTCCAAAAATATCTTGTCTAATTGTTTGTCTAATGGCCAATATTTGCCCCGGCCCCGCAAATAAAGAACACTGATATCCACCTTTTAACTTTGGTTTACAATTTCTTTTTTGGGCTAATTCATCTGTGTCAGAAAAAATTGACCCCATAAAAACTGCGGTTGGTTTGATTTCAATATTTGCTTCCGCAGTTAAATCAAAGTCAGTTCTTGTAATTGAAATCTGACATAATTCAGGGTCACCCCAAAGAGGTAAGATAGTAACTGACTTATTCAAAGAAATAATTTGAGGTAAAGTACCTAAATTCTCTGAAGATTTAAATCTTGTTCCATTAACTTGGCTTTCAGTCGCAATTCCAAGCCTAATTAAATCTTGAGGTGATTGTGAAAATGGACCGATATCTGATACATCTACATTCATTATAATATCGTAAGTTCCGGTTGGAACTCCGAAAATCATAAAGTCACCACTATCATTTGTTGTTACTGTAAATTTGTAATATTTGTCATAGATTTCTATGGCGGTAGGGTTGGTTAATACATCTTCTAAATCAGGAAAAGAACCTGTCGCTGAGTGACCAGGGTATGATGGTTTGTAAGGTAATAAATTATATTTATAACCATCTTCGTTAATATCACCTATTGTTTTATAAGGATAAATTGATGAGATGATTGGATTTGTCTCGTCCTCTGCGGTGATAGGTATGAAAATTGAAACTTTAGAATTAGGTACTCCAAATCCATCATTTACTGATACTCTACCTGCAACTACTCCATAATCAGCACATTGTCTATTGTAAATTTCTGATTGTGAAAGTTTAAGAGATAGAATTTCTATGAATTCAAAATCTTGTTCTAAATTTAAATTTACTTGCCGGTCAATACCGACATTTGTTCTTACCCTTAAAGATTTTGGCATTTAATACTTTTTTGAATAAATAGTTTATATTCTATTTTCAAAAAATAATCTATTAGTGATGAAAATAAATTAATTAACTGAAATTAACAGTACTTAGGTTTTTAACCCTGACTCTGATGTCTTTGCCCGTATATCTAATTTGATATATCTGTGTTGGTTCTGCGAAGATAGTTTCATCAATTAATTCAATTTGTCTTGTAGTCGAATCCGCATATCTTTGAGATGTTTGAGATGATGAGTATTGTCCTCCAACTTCGTTTATTACGTCAATTGCCGCTACACTAATTACACCATTTAGAGATTGAATATTTTTTCTTATTTCTGATATATAAACATTTTGACCCATTTCTCTATTATTAGGTGCAAAGTAATCATTAACAGAATTTACTATTTGTGTAATTACACTTCCTTGATTTTGACTTGAGTCTAATACAACAGAAATATCTAAACTTAAATCTATAACTTGGGCACTTTCTACACTTATATAATCGTTAATCATCCTGTAGTTAGACAAATAATTGGCAATATTACTTTTTAAAGTATTAGATATTAAGTTTGTCAACTTACCTGATGTATCATAAGACACACATTTTATTTTTATTTTATTTTCCTGTTCTGTTATCGCAACTTTTGCAGGAGACCCGAATTGAGATGGCATAGTTCTTATGAGAGATTCATAATCATTGATTGTAACCGCTCTTTTTTGAGATGAAAAATTATATCCAACGTAGTTTCTTACTTCCTCTACGGTTGGTAAATTCGCACCACCTATCGCTGCGGTAGGATTATTACATCTTAAAGACCCTACTGTTGATACGTTTTGGTCTTCAGAAGGTCCATTAACTGAAAAATCTATGGTCCCTAACTGATTAATAACATTAACACCTAAGTTAGAAGATATACCACCACCAACTCGGTATTGGATAAACAGTGTTGAATTTGGAGTTAATGCACTACCTAATGATAAGTTGTTAGAGTATCTTGATAAATTAAGTTGGAATCCGTTCGCGGCGAACTCTCTTAATTGCTCATCCGATGATTGACTACCACCACCGAAAGTCATTTTGAAAAAACTTTCAGGAGTATATTCTGTTATAAATTTATTTGATGTGGATATGTATTTACCGACTTTAATACCAGGTGAGTCAGATACTTTGGTTGGGTCTTCAACAAAGACCTTATCTTGTATTAAAGCATCTACCTCATACCATCTGTTCTCTAAACCTAGAAAATCTTGGTTCGGGGGTGTTCCTGCATATTGGGTACCCTCTTTTAACAGAACTGAAGTTACATTTAAAACATTTTTTTCAGGTAAAAATAATTCAAAAAATGGTCTAACATCATTTGGTAATATTACTTTTTTGAAGACCTTTGTAACACCATTAACCACAGTTTCTCTTTTTGTAATTTGATAACTTGTAATAATTCCATTGGAGTCAAAATTTGGAATTTTGGTCCTGTTTGGGAATCCCTCGTTATTAACGGGTGATGTAAAATCAATATCATAAACCGTTTCAAACGTTTGACCTGCACCTTGTACTTGTGAACCTCTTCTCAAAATTCCACAATATCTAATATCTTCCTTATCTCCGAAAGCAGGAACTGTTATTATGAAATCAACTAATGCAACTGATGGTCTTTGGCCAGGAATTTTTAATCCATATGTTCTCGCAATATTATAAACTGAAGACCTTTGTTGAGCGTATTGTAATACGGTTTCTTGTATACTTCTGTCGATTTGGAATTGTAGGTTATCAGAAACCGCAGCGTTCAAATCCAATAGAACTGAAAATACCGAGGCATCATTTACATTCGATAAAAGGTCAGGATAATATGTTTTTACAAAATTAATTAATTCAGTCCTTATTGATTGAAAATCTCTGACCGTATAGGATATTTTTTTATTTGCCATAACTTATATATTAATAATTACAAAATCGGAACTTTCAAAGGCGTTTGAAGTAACTTTATAGTCTATTTTAACTCTAGCGGTATGTTCTTTAGTACCAATACCGGGAACTCTAAATACTCTTTCATCTCCACTTATCACCGTTCTACTTTCGGATTCTTCCTCCGTTGATGCGTCATACACTTGAATACTTGTAATTTTTAAATTAGGAATATAAATCCTTACAGTTTCTCGTATTTCAGACTCTAACTGTGCAAATGTTGGACCATCCAAAGGTTCAAAAATGTATTCATACAATCTTGTACCAAAATCAGGTAAAAAATATCTTGTACCTTTTCTTGTTAGTAATAAATGAATAAGGTCAGTTCTGATTTCCTCATCAGGAGTATCAGATAAATCCAAATATCTACCATCATAAGAATCTCTAAATGGAAAATTAATTCCGTATGTTGTTCCATTTGCCATACCTATAAATATAAGGTGTTAAATTTTGTTTTCGTTAAAGTGGTATATAAAAGAAAAAATCCCGATTTCTCGGGATTTGTATTATGCTGAACATCCAAAACAATCAACTAAACTTCCATCGGGTTTGGGTGGTAAATTCATTTTACTGTAATCAACCTCGGGTAATGATTGGGGTTTTACTTCTTGACTGATATCAACCGCCAAGTGTTTTGCTCCTGTTGATATCGCCTTTGTTCTTACATAGTAACACAAAGTTTTCAATCCATTGTCCCAAGCCTTAAAGTGAGATGAAGTAATTTTTGATACCGTTGGGTTTGCCAAATAGATATTCATTGATTGAGATTGGTCGATAAATGGTGCTCTATCAGATGCCATATCAATTAGTTCTCTTTGTGAAATTTCCCAAATGGTTTTATATTTTTTCAAAAGATGTTCAATTCTTTTTACTTTTTTATTGTAGTTCTTATCCTCAGCGTCCAAGTACTTGTTAAAATTAATTGGTTGGATTGAACCTTCGTTTATGATAATTTCATTTTTAACTTGTTCGTTCCAAATACCAATTTTTTCAAAGTCGGTAATAAGATATTTGTTCACAATCATAATTTCTCCACCAACAACTCGTCTGTTAAATAACGCTGAGTGTGCCGGTTCTGTCATTTCATAAGACCCTGTGATTTTCGCAGATGATGCTACTGGCATCTGTGCGGTTGATAGTGAATTACAAACCCCGTATAACTTAACACTTTCTTTAAGTGAGTTCCAATCCCACATTCCTGATAGGTTACTTTCACCTAATCCCCACATATCAAATTGGAATACCCCTTGTGACATTGGCGACCCTTGGAAGAAGTCGTATGGTTTGTATTCACCTGTTTTACACAAGTTATTTGATTCGTAAATCGCTCCGTAATAGATAGTTTCAAAGATATCTTTATTTAATTTCTTTGCCTCATCAGAAGTGAAAACATAATCCATTAAGTAAAACACATCCGCCAATCCTTGAGTTCCGATACCGATTGCTCTTTGTTCTAAACCACCTTTTCTACCTTTTTCGGTTGAGTAGTAGTTAATGTCGATAACTTTGTTAAGTGCTCTTACCACCTTACGAGTTTCTTCAAACAATCTTTGGAAGTTGAATTTACCGTCCTCAATAAAGTTTTTCAAAATCATAGACGATAGTGTACAAATCGCAGTTGTTTTTTCATCCGTATATTGGTAAACCTCGTTACACAAATTTGATTGTTTAATTACACCGATATTCTGATGGTTTGTCTTTCTGTTGGCACTATCTTTTGAACATAGGTATGGTACACCAGTTTCAATTTGTGATTCTACAATCTTATACCATAACTCTTGAGCCTTGATTTTTCTACCTAAACCTAAACTTACGGCTTTGTTATAGATTTCTTCGTATTCCTCACCGTAACATTCTTGGAGTGGTTTTAATCCCGCTTTTTTAATGTCGTCAGGACAGAATAAATACCAATCCGAAGATTCACGAACCGCTCTCATAAAGTTATCAGGTAACCACAAAGACGTGAAAAGGTCTCTCGCCCTTAACTCTTCAGGACCTGTGTTTTTCTTAATATCCAAAAGGTCAAAAATGTCTTTGTGCCAAGGTTCAATATATATGGCCGCACTTCCCGGTCTTCTTCCTTGTTGGTTAAAGAATCTCAACGATTCATTCACGATTTTAAGATACTTTAATAATCCACCTGCGAATCCACCTGATGAAGAGATACGAGTATCTTTTGACCTTAGATTACTCATACAAAGTCCGATACCTGCAGCATCTGATGAGTATGTTGAAATGTCTTTTAGGGTATCCAACAATCCTACTCTTGAGTCGTCGTTATTGTAGTGTAACACACAAGATGCTAGTTGAGGTACTTTGGTTCCCGCATTAATCATGATAGGGGTCGCAGGGGAGATAAGTTGGTTTGACAACGAATTGTAGTATTCAACCGCCTCTTCAAATGATTTTGTAACCCATAAAGCGACTCTCATATACATATGTTGAGGTCTCTCAACTGAAACACCATTTGAGTTTTTCAAAAGATACATCTCCTGTAATGAACGCCAAGCAAAATAATCAAAGTTATAATCAAGTTCGTGGTTGATGGCGGCGTCAATATTATCTTTACCATAAGACTTTATGATATTAATAAGGTCTTCGTTGATGATATTATCTTGACTTAAACTTTCCATGACTTCACAGAAACTTGGGTTTGTTTCTTTGTGGTATGATGAAATCGCTACAGTTGCAGACAATCTACTATAATCGTAGTGACTACCTGTATAAGCTGCAGAAATCTCATAAACCAACTTGTCCAAATCCATAGTGGTAATTTTACCTTCTGTAGGAACGGATGTGATTACTTTGATGAATATTTCATCTGAATTCACGTTAAGTGACTTAGCAGCCTTTTTAATTCTGTTGTATATTTTGGTGGGGTTGAAGGCCACTTCTTCCCCACCTTTTTTAATAATTGTTAATGACATAGTTTATAATTTAAAAATCTTCATCAAATGAGATTGCTTCGTTAAGTTTTGCTTTTTGATACTCGATAGTTCTACTCTCAAAGAAATTACCTTTGGTTTCTACAGCGATTTGTTCCATAAATTTGAATGGTTGTTCTACGTTAAATTCTTTTTTACATCCGAATTTAACTAAAAGTCCATCAACAACAAATTCCAAATATTGTTTCATTAGGTTTTGATTCATACCAATTAATGAAACAGGTAATGATTCTGTGATAAATTCCTTCTCAATATCAAGTGCCGATAACAATATTTCTTTGATTCGTTTTTCTGATATTTTGTTTTCAATATGATTGTTAAATAAATGAATTGCGAAATCACAATGTAGGTTTTCGTCTTTAAAAATCAAGGCGTTTGCGTTACACAATCCTTGTAGGATACCTCTTGATTTCAACCAAAAGATTGAACAGAATGAACCTGAAAAAAAGATTCCTTCAACTGCCGCGAAAGCAACTAATCTCTCCTGAAATGATGCATTTTCAATCCAATTAAGAGCCCAATTAGCCTTCTTTTGGACCGCAGGTAAGTGTTCGATTGCGGTGAAACACTCCATCTTTTCTTTGGGGTCGTTAATGTATGTATCAATTAATAGGGAATACATTAATGAGTGGATATTTTCCATTGCTAGTTGAAACCCGTAGAAAAACTTCGCTTCAGGATACTGAACTTCTCTATAAAAGTTTTCTGCCAAGTTCTCGTTAACGATACCGTCAGATGCTGCAAAAAACGATAATATGTTTTTTACAAAATACTTTTCATTATCAGATAATTTTTCCCAATCTCTAATATCACCACTTAAATCGACCTCTTGTGCGGTCCAAAATGCGGATTGATGTTTTTCGTAGAAGTCCCATATATCGTTATGTTCAATAGGGAATATAACAAACCTATTAGGGTTCTCTTTTAATATTTTTTCCATAATTAATTAACTTGTTGTTTTTCTTTTCTTTTATCCATCAACTCTTTCATTCTCTGACGGCGCTTTTCTTCTTGGTTTTCTTCGTGACCCAAGAATGTTGTGGATGATTCAACATCAATTTCTAACATTGCGTTATCAAATTTACAATTTTCAAATACGACACCATCATCACCGATACGAGATTTTGTAATCGCAATTGTTGCCAGTTTCATTTCTTTCTGTGTAAGTGACTTCGCCACTGAAATGATTACGTGACCGACTTGAGCCTTTTTAATCGACCCACCCATTTGGTCTGTGGTTACGACCTCTGATGAAATAGATGACCTATTTCCTTGTGTTGCGGTCCAACCTACCAAACTTAATTCGTGACACATCGCTTCAAACCCTCTCATTACCGAACCTTCACTTTTCCACTCATCTTGTAGTTGTCTGTCGGGTAAAACACAATCAATGTAGTCTAATAGTACCATATCAATTTGTTGTCCGTCGGCAATTAACTTTCTAATCGTGTTTTTGATTTGACCCATAGTCAAAGTATCAGAAGCGTATTTTTGTAAAATTAACTTATTGTTCATAGTACCTTCAACTTCTTTTACCTTTTTCAGAACTTCGTCTTTCTTGAGTGTTAAATCATCGGGGTGAATTCCTGTCCATAACACAATGTGCTTTCTTTGGATAATCTTTGGGTTGTCCTCAAAAAATATCTGTAACACATTATATCCTAAATTAAATGCGTGATTTGATATTTTGGTTAACAATGTGGACTTACCCACACCTGTTGGTGCTAAGATAACACCAATTTCTCCTTTTGCCAAACCACCTTTTAATAATCTGTCAATACCAGGAATCCCCATAGGTATCGGATGTCTGTAATCCTCGTTCAAAACTTCATCCAAGTTTGAGAATACATCCATAAGAGATGTCTCTCTTTCACCTACTTGTAATGCGGTTTTAAATAATTCTTCAATTGTGTCGTAACTTTCAAACTCCCCTCCATCAATGATTTTTTGAGCCTTACCCATCGCCTTTGAAACTTCTTGTTGTTTACAAAATTTCAAAGCCTTTTCTTGTACAAACTGTGGTCCATCAATATTAATATCCTTGATTTTTTTCACAGTATCAAGTACAACTTTCGCCACCATTTCTTGAGGTAGTTCGCTTCTTGTAATCTGATTTAGAGTTTCAAAAGATGGTGTAACTTCGTATTTCTTATAATACTCCTTAACCATTTGTAATATGATTTTGAAGTATTTGTTCTCGAAATAAGTGGGTTCAATAACATCAACAATAGAGTGAGCGAAGTTCTTATCTATAACAATCTGATTAAGTAATTGTAATTGAAATGATTGTCCTAAGTATTCAAAATTTTTCTCGTTCGCCATAATAAATATCCTTGTTGTATTGATAAATATTACCCTTCTAAGTTATAATCCATGTATTCGTAAGTTAATTTTTTTTCCGAAAAAATCTCAGTCAGGGTGTTTAAAATCGACTTTAATTTTGGGCGGAGGTCTACAGTGTACCTTACTTTTGGTGGGTAAATCTTCGCGTCGAGGTAACGATTATACAATATAGTATCTCCGTTTTTAATCATAAGTGAAAAACACTCGGGACCATTGGTGATTGATGTTTCCATAACCATTGGGTTTTCAAATATGTCGTACATATTGTCAATCATGTAAGTGGCGGTTCTCACTCGTAAATCTGATTTAAACCCCTCAATGAATTCAGAAATGTAATCGTGAAGTTCCATTGAGTTACGGGCTTTATGATTATAACCCCTCACATTAAAGAATCTTTGTACGATAATGTTTCCATTAACTTTGAGTAAAAACTCCAACTTGGTTGAATCTTGTTCTTTCATAAATTATTTTTTTTCGTTTTTAAATTTCTTTTTTTCTTTTCTTGTTAGTTTCATTATTGGTCTTAGGAATTCTACCCAAGCATCGTCGGTTTTTGGTAGGTATTTGAATACCCCATCATCCATCATCATTTTGATTAGATTTTTGTATCCCCTACCATCAGGGTCCAAGGTTTCTTTATAATATTCTTCAACAATAGTTTTACCTTGGTCTGTAATAAGTGGTTCAGACAAATCAATTATCTTTTGGTTAATCACAAAAAATTCTTCTCCATATACACCATCTTTGGTTTTACCTGTTAGTAGATTTTTAAGTGCCGTGTTTTCTTTGTCCTCCTTTAGTAGGAGTTCCGCTTTTGATAAAATATCACTAAATGTAATGGGATTTTCAAGTATCTCGGGAAATAATTTAACCAAGGTTTTCTCACCAAGTAATCTAATTCCATCGATATTATCGGAGATGTCACCACATAAAATTTTGGTTGTTTTGATGTTATAGTGGGGGAATTCTAAATCCTTATTTTTAACCATATCACCCATCTTATACGTTCGTTTTTGTTGTGGTGAATATATAGATACTTTTTCAGAAATAAGTTGTGTTAAATCCCTATCTGACGAAAATATTATTTTTTGTTCGTCTTCCGATATATGACAATAATAAGCTATTAAATCATCAGCCTCATTATCATTCATCTCAACTTGACGAACAAACATCTCCTCAAGATATTGTTTAACACGTTGTTTTTGGTAATTAAATGAATTCTCTTTTAACGGGTCGGTTTCAGGTCTTTGCCCTTTATACTTTGGGTATATTAGTTTTCGTGCCGATGAGTTTGAGTCACCGTCCCAAAATACCACTACCTTATCTAAATTCTCTAGTTCTATGAACTTACGGAGGGTATTTAAAAAATGATAAATACCTCCGATATGTTCACCTTTATGGTAAAATTCTTTGACTCCGTGAAATCCGATTTTTAGTAAATTATTACCATCAACCAAAAGTGTTTTTATCACTTAATTGTATTTAGATTGTTTGTAAAAAAATTATTGATGTTATTCATCAATTTCTGATTCGGATTCATCTATTAAGATTTCACCTGTTCCTGAAAGAATTGCGTTCCAATAGTTTGAATATTGTTTCTTGTACTGTTCCAACGCTTCTTTAGTGTCACTAATATAACCTTGTGGTACCGCGATAATCTTACCGTCTTTATAACCCAAACCATTTACGTGATTTTTAATGATAGATACTTTGGTTCTGATAGCGTAAGATATTGTTCTTCCGTTTTTAGTTGCCGTAATATGATTGATACCCGCCTTCTTTTGATTACCGAATAAGAATACTAATGCCGATGCTAACCAAAGTGCCTCTCCACCTTTTGCCTTAATCTCAGGTTGTCCAAAAGGATTATCAGGTAAGTCAACCCAAGGTTGGTTAACTACAACCATAGTGTTGTAATATGGATAATCTTCTTTCTTTGACTTTGAGATTCTTGAGTGGATACCCATACCGATTTTATCCGCAAGTGCCGAAGCGTTATGCATCTTTCCACCTTTACCTTCAAATGTCATCTTACAAGGAATAGAACCAACCGAATCCCATAGGAATACTAAGTTATAGGGGATGTTACCTTTTTCTTGTTCGTCCAACATTTCGTTAACGAAGTCAGTTGCTTGTTCAATATAGTCAAAACTATCGTTGAATATGAAATCTCCATCCCACTCTCCGTTACTATTTTTTTCAGCGGTCAGTCCTAATTCAATTGCGTGTTCCCAAGACCATTTTTTCTCTGTAATAATGAAAACAGGAATATGTCCTTTTCTCTGAGCATCGGCTCCTGCCAAAATCATTGCGGTAGTTTTAGATGAGTTTGAGTGACCCAAAAACATATTGATAGCACCCATAACAGGTCCTGGTAATCCACAAGCCTCCATAAAGGCCTCACCACAATTATAGTAACTTTCGGGTTTATATTTTGTTTTAGTAGAAAACTTATCTTTAATACTACTTAACCCGATTTCTTTTTTCTTTAAAGCCATATTAAATTTCGTATTTATAGAACTGTTCCAAGTTTTCAAGTTTGTCTTGAGCATTTGCACGTCTCTCAATTAATTTATCCATTTCCTCAATGTGTTGTGGATGTTCTCCGATACCAACAGGGTTTGTGAAATAAACAAGTAATGACGCTTCAGCATCCAACATTTCGCTCTCGTATTTCTTTTTAAGAGCCTCGTACATTTTGTTTTTAATTTTGTCCATATAATTTTTCTTTAAGGTAAATAAATAAAAAGCATGGACACTTTGTTTATGTTAATGTCCATGCTTAAGTTTGAAATTAGAATGGTAACTCTTCGTCAGGTAATTCATCTGACTGTGGGTCTTGAACTTGTGGTGTTGAACCACCTACTGATGTTGTACCTACGGATGAATCACCGTAAACGTATTTTCCTGCATCTGAGTCCCAAGTTGGTGTTTCTCCTCGAGCGATTGCTTCTAAATATTCTACAGGTTTTTTTGAATAAACGTCAGCCCAAGTTAGTTCATCATTTAACCAAGCCTTTTGAGTGTCAGCGTTTTCATGTATTGGTTGTGGGTCGTCATACATAACTGCCTGAATTACGGTATAAGGTTTACCGTTGTTTGCTTTTGTTTTGGTAAGTTCCAAGATAAGGTCACGACCTTTTTCAGAGTCTGTAACATCACCTTTCGCTCTCCAAATTGGAATGATTTTATCCAAGATACCTTCTTTTTTGTAGTTGTGTTTGAATCTCCAAAACTTTGGTCCGTCTTGTTCTGCGTCACGGTCAACTACTTTTACGATATAGAATAAACGTGAACGGTAATTTCCTGCTAATTTCTTATCCGCTTCTTTACCCGTTGCCATTAATTCTTCGTAAAGTTCATTAAGTGGTGAACGCTCATTATCGTTTTTACCTGGGTCATAAAGTTTTACCCATTTTCCATCAACTTGTACTTCATGATACCACACCTCTTTAAAAGGTGAACCACCATCAGGAGTTGGTAAAATACGTAGTCGTTTTTGTCCTTGATTTTCTTTATCGCCGAGAACCGCGGCGAAGTATTTTTTCATTCTCTCATCTTGACTCATCTTTGAGCCTGAAGATGTACTTGACTTTTGTTGTTTTTCATACTGAGCCAAAACAGCATCCATTGCATTTGTCGCCATAAAATTTGTATTAAGTTTTTAAATTGTTTTAGAATTATAAGTATTTTAAAGTGGTTGTCAAATAAAAAAAGGTGCTTTTAGAACACCCTTTTTATTATTATTTTTTTTCAAAACTATTGATTTCATATCGGTTTTAATTCGTCAAATGTCATATTGACCCAACTTAATTCTTCGGGGGGAAGAGCGGGTTTGACTAAGAAACCAAGTATACGCAGAAAAAAAGGTATTCTACTTTTAAACCATTTTTTAAAAATGGTTACTAAGTTTTTATAGTTTAAACTGAATATACTTTCAAATCTAAACCACAGTTCCTTTGTTTTAATATATATAGTGTTATACTCTTTATAATACACCGCCAATACCTTTTTATCTGAATTTAGAAAAAATATAGCATTTTTTTTATCACTTATATATCCACCTTCAAAGGTTTTATCTAAATAACTGAATATTGCTTTAAAATATCTTGGTTCGTCAATTATAAATCTCATGTATTATTTAACTTCAACAGGTCTTTCATTACCAGGAAAATCCCTGAAACTATCTTTAATATCTGAAGGTGTAAAATCTTTAACATCATCGGTTGTTAAAATATATTCATTTTTTCCTGACTTCTCCATCTCTTCTTCCTTATCTACGAAGAAGTCTGAAAGTTTTTGGTTGTAAGGTCCTGAATCTAAACTTCTTAATTCAAGTTTTTCTTGTGCCGTTTTTGGTCTGTATTTTTCAACTTTAGCCTCCAATGAATCAATTTTAGAAACTAAGTTGTCCATTTCACCTAATTTGCTTTGTAGGTTTTCTAATTGACTAAAAAGATTATCAAAATACTCCTCTTGTTTTGTTTCTATGTTTTGTTGAGATTTTACTAAATCAGTAATATCCATTTCTTCGGTACCTTCACCTTCTTCTTCTGTTTCCCCTTCAGGTCCGATTTTTTCAACGTCGGGGTCTGTTGCAGGGTCAATAGGTGTAGGTTCTGCCGGTGGTGCGGGTGCTACCCCTCCAGGAGGTGGAGGAGTTACTCCTCCTGCCGCTGGGTCTGCCCCTGCTAACGGGTCTGCGGGTGGAGCATCTGCCGGAGGTGGTACATCCAAGGCTTCTTGTTCGTAGATATATTTATTAATTTGATTATATCTTCTCAATTCTTCTAAAATTTTGTAATCAGCACTCATTTTTTAACCATTCAATAATTGTTTTATTCCTGTAGCGGTTTCAACCTGAATTTTCTTAGATTGATTCATTGTGTTGTCTACTCTTTCGATAAGACCGTCTTTCATTCTTACGGTATAACATTCACCGCTGTCCAAATCACAAACTTGTTTTGAACCATTTCCCAAATCTTTTTCGGACACTCTAGTGTTCTTACCTAGATAACTATCCAATATATTTTTAACTGAGCTCATAATATTTTTATTATATAAATATCTTCATTTATGATAAATCACAATCCTAATTTTTTGGCTTCTGAAATACCCTGTCTTATAGTTTTTATTCTATTTTTAATACCGTCAGTTTCTTTTTGAGTTACAAATACATCTGTTGTCTTTTTATTTGGCCAAGAGTTAGTAATAAACTTAGCGATGTCTTCCGCCATTTCGTCTTCCGTTTTTGTAAACAAATTATTTGTTTTAAATTTTTTAATTTCATTAACTCTATTAGTCAGAGAACTAACCATAAAATTAATAAATTTATCGAAATCCGAAAACGATGCAAATGAACTTTGGGTGTTATTACTGTTCAAACAGAAATATTTATTATCCATATCAACTTTTCTCGAGCCATAATTAAATTCTACATTGTTTTCTACAATATCTAATTTAATAGCCCCCATATTCCAATTATAAGCCCTGAATCCTGTAGATGTTGAACTTGATAAATACATTATTGACCATAATACATAATTCACTTTATCTCTAGTATTAACTTGGAGTGTTTGTGTTTTGGCGGTAATGGTTTTAAATGCGTCTTGAAAATTAATTTCTTTGAACGTTGGAGTTGTAACCTCAAAGTCTTCGTAAGCGTTATTTACTCTACAATTTTGATTTTGATTAAGTTGAGCGTCATTAGTATTCTTACCTCCTGATTCTGCTTGTTGTTGAGGTGTGTTTGCCGATGATGAAGATTTAGTGTCTTTTTGTTGTGTGTTTCTACTAATTATAGAACTAATTAAACTTTCTCTCATACTTTGTATATAAGAATCTAGTTTTGGTAAGGAATATATTGCCTGTCTGATACCTTTAAAGTTTGTATCAAAAGTACCGGGTGTTATATTATGTTCTACTTCCATAATCATATATGGACCACTAAACATCGGTACGTGTCTTAGATTGAAATACATTGTTGGTTGTATTAACGCATTACCCATCATACTTACTGAACAAGAATATGACCTATTTTTGTAAAGGTTATAAAGTGATACGTTCTGTGTTGAACTTCTTTTTCCTGATGCTGCGTTACCCATATCGGATATTGTTGCCAAAGATTCTGAAGTCGCCTTTCCAGCGTCTTGTGAAACTGAAAAGTTTGTGAATATATTCTGATTTGTTGTACCAATATCTACGTTAAATCCAACGACTCTATTAGACATCGCCCAATCTTTTTTATCTGTTTGGTCTTCAGTGAGTGGAACCTCTCCAACTCTTTCTAATTTAAATCCATCATTTTTAAATCTATATTCACCTTTTAAATCCAAATGTTCTGACGGTTTACCAGCGTATAAACAAACCATTTTAGATGTAGATTTTCTATAATCAACTGACGTAAATGTTCCAAATAAAGAGTTTGCAAATTCTAATGTACCCTCAAGTTTAGGTTCAGGATTTTTTGTTGGTGTATCAACATTATAAAAATTAACGTAGGCCGGTAAAGGCATCATTTGAAAGTTATTTTCCTGTAGTATTGATTTAACGTAAGCCAACAAATTACTCTTCATATTAAGACTTGATAGTAAATCGTTCAATTTGTTTACATCAACAATTATTTTATCACCGATGTCTCTACTAGCCCTATCAAGTAATAAAACGTCTTCAAATAATGTTCTATTTGATAAATCAATGCCAGCAATCCACTTATCGTTCAAAGCTTTAAGAGTTTCCCAAAGTTCTACCTTTGCTTGACTTCCAAATAACTGACTAACAACTTCTCTAACAGGTGATGTATTAACATCAGGTAATGACGTATTTAATTTTTTTGTCATATAATCAAAACTTGAGTTTTGTAAATTAACATTTTTTGATACGTATGAACTTAAATCGTTTCTGAATTTATCAGCGGTATATGTATTGTCCTCAGATTTTTTGGTTGCATATATTCTAATTAATGGATAAAGTTTTGACACTGTAATTTCTGAGAACTCAATATCATTATCAATAAAAAAGTCAAATACAGTTGAGCCTGTGTCTGTGAATTTTATTTTTTCTATTGTCGTATCCCCTACATATAAATTTAATGTTTGCCAAGCATTGGGGTAAGTTGTTTTTGACTGTGCTAATGTGGTACCATTACTCTGTGTTGGAAGCGCGTTTGGTGTATTAGCGTTATATGATTGGTACTGAATTGGGTCGAATATAACATCGACACCTGAATTAGGATTTATCGTAGTTGTTTTAGGTGAAGTTATAGATAAAAAGGTTTTTTTATCAAATTGGCTAGCGTTACCTATTTTTAATAATACATCAAAAGTTATGAAACTTTGTAATTGATTTTGGAAATTATTAAACTGTTGTTCTTTAGCGGAATTAATGTCTGATATTCCGGTTTGACCATTTGGTATTGATATTTCACACATTTTTGAAAACAACATATGAAAATTCTGAAATGAGTTTTCAATTTCTGAAAAAGAACCATTTGCCGGTACATCAACCATTGGTTTAAAATTGTTTCTATTTGTACAAAACTTCAAGAACAAATCCTCAAAATAATCCAAAATTGTTTTTTTGAATGTAGGAATCAAGTCGTAGATTTTTGTATATCCTGTTCCTCCATTTATTAAGAAATTTTCTTGATTTTCCGTGTTAGTGTATAATGATTTAATATACTCATCAGGTGCGGGTTTCGATAAACTTTCGTTTTGAAAATATCCGTAATTTGGTGCCGACCAAAATAATCTAGCAGAACCATTATACATATTTTTATTATTGTTAACCTCAATCTTCAAAGTGGGGGTATAAACCGTAGAACTTAGATTGGTGAAGCATTCATTGAAAGTTTGATTAAATGTGTTACCGAAGGACGGTATTGGGAAAATCGAAGTTTTAGATTCATTTGGTAAATAAACCGACCAATAATTCATAGTCAACGTTCTTCCTGTATTAGAAGTATCAAAACCTTGACTTAAATTAGCGAATCCTTCTCGTTTTATTTGTAATGAATATTTGTCAATAGCGCTTTGAATATCGATATCCGTGTAAGTGTTTCCGGTTATTACGTCGTAACCATTAAAGAAAAATGAGAAGTCATTTATTAATTTTGGATAAAACCCTAAATTAAATACTGACCTAACATTCGTATTGGCTGAAAGTTCGTTTTGTAGTGTTATAGTTGTACCTGTTGTTTCACCTATACCTGTGAAAACATAACTCTTTGTTGTTGCTGAGCCTACTGGGTCGTAGTTTTTTAAATAATTAAAATCAGTCCATACGTCATCCAAAATATCAACATTATCTTCAATATACCTTTTATATCTGTACCAAATTGAACCGTATTTTAAAACCAAAGAATACGGCATTTTGTGAACACCTGAATATTTTTTTAAACATGAAAATATATAGTCCAAATTTTCGACAGTAGTTCCGGCCAAGTTTTTGTACTTCTCACTTGGTGTACTTAAAGGTAATGAATTTAAAAACAAATATGCAGATTTTACAAATGGATTGTTTAAACCTAATTTTATCCTGTCAACACCATTTTGAATTGAATTCAAAAAGTAAGGGGTATTCATCATTGATGTGGTTTGTAATGAACCCACTTCTCCACTATATACGTTAACAGTAGAAGTATAGTTAATAGACCCTTCAGTAACAATTTGGTTAGTTAAATTTGTAGCAGTCCTATTTGAATAGAAATTTTTTATAGTTGTTGTGTCTAAAATTCCATTATTAGGATTAAATGTTAGATTTGTTTTATTAACAAAATTAAAATTAGTAAAAGGTCTTTTTGAGTTAATTGAATCTGAATTATTAAAATTACAAACTACTTTTTTGAGACCGTCATACTCAATTACTTTTTTAGTATCAAAAAAAGATTCTATATTTTGTAATGATTGACCATTAGATACATTATTTTTTAAATAATTGAGATTAGTAAATGGGTAAGTATCCAAAAAGTCCGGCGTATTATTCGCAGTATTTTTTATATAGTTTTGTATTTTTTCAATTCCAGGAACACTGTTGGAGGATTGGTCAGGATTATTTATCTTAGAGAATATAGTACTATCGTAAAAATACCAATCTTGCTCTACATAGTTTTTTATGTATGGTGTTGTGTAAAGACCTCTAGCATATGTTTGCCAAGAACCTCCTTCTCCTGTGTTTGAGATGTGTTTAAGTACACCATTAATATTAGAGGAATTTAAAGCGAATTCTTTTAACTTTTTGATTAAGAATACATTTGAAGCACCTAATGAATTGGAAATATTAGTAAATTCAGTTTCACCTATTAATTCGTGTATCGATTGTGATTCGGGGTTTCCTCTGTTTATTCTACTGTAGTTAATTATAAAATTCATTCTTTCCCAAAGTTCGTAGATGAATTTTATTTCCTCTTTATTCAAGTACGCATCGTTTGTAAACGGATACTCTATGGGGTTTAACATCAATCTAGTAACGGATTGTTCATTAGCATTTGGTAAACTTTCAACCGGTATATCAGTTAATTTTTGAGTATAACCTTTAATTAGTTCTTCAACAAATTCAACTTCAGGCCAAACGTCATATCTATAAGATTGTGTTATTGCTGCGTTATTGGCATCTCCAGGATATTTAATTTCAAAAACATTTTCACCATCTACGGTTGTCTCAACTATATATTGAGGCCAAGGGAAAACAAAAGGATTATTAGCATCGGAATTGGTTTGATTTAAAATAACACTTTTTCTAACTTCACTATCCTTTTGGTTAAATGCTGCTTTATGTACGTCATCCATCAGTCGTAAAAACGCCTCACCATTTGCGAAAAACACCGCCAAAACGTTTCTGATTGTTGGTATAAAACCTATTGAAAATGCACTTCCATCTTTAAGAAGTTTGTTTAAATCGTCGGTTATCTTTTTTAGAATATCACTCTTTTTTTGTATGAGTTCTTTACTCATTTTTTTTGTTCGTTCTATAAAAGTATCGTAACCATCAACTGTTTTACCTTCAAACGCATAAAAGTAAGATGTTGAGCCAGAGTTATTTTTCTTTGCATTTAATTCTACTTCGGTATTAATTGTGAAACTAGATAAACCACCTGAAAAAGTTGGGTTTGTAGATGCAGCATTTCCTTGCGCCACGTATGTTGCATTATAATCAACCTTTTTGGGGTCTAATTTAAACTCTATCCACTCAGGTAATTCAGATATTACTTTTATTTGTTTGACAACATCTTTTTTATAATCAATTAAATTTTTAACCTCATAGTTTTTGTTTTTACCCAAAGATGGATTATCGTCTAACTTTTTATTATTTTCAAAAATAATTTTAACCAATTCTGAAGTTGCCTTTATAACCGCAGCGTCTTCATTATATTCTTTCTTAAATTGATAAACCCTTTGTTTATCCTTTGTTATTATGACAGCATTTTGGTCCATATAATCGGAAAACCAAGACTTGACATTAGGGTCGGTACTAAAAACACTTTTTTGATAATTTGTTAAATCATTGTTGTAATTATCTACATCTGACAATGCCTGCATATCACCTGTACTTCCAAAATTCATTAACACTTCCTTTATAAAGGTGTCTAATTTTTTTTGGAATTGGGCTAAGGTCAGTTTTGGAAAATCTGAGGGTATTAAACCCTTGGCGATATATTCATCATAAACCGATGATATTTTTTCGTATCCGCCATAAACTTCACCGTCTGATAAATTAGATAGGTTTGCCAACGGATTGGATTGCGGTTGTTTTATCTGAACATTTGATTTAAACATATATGGTACCGCCATCATATAAGCCATAGTAAGTTCAGATAACATAGAATATTTGTAGGTGTAAAACTTCAACCTTACAACAAAATTACCTGAATTAGTATCAAAAGATGCATTGAAATTTTGTAACATCAATTGGTACCTTATCGCTTGACCATAAAAACCTTTCATGGTTAAATAAAATTTTGGGTAGGGTAAATTGAAGAATGCTGCGTATGGTGATTTGTCACCTAATTCAAATAAAGCCCTTCCTCTAACATCTTCTAAAGTTATGTTAACTTCAGGTAAGAACGATAATGTTGTTTTAACTTGTATTTGAGTTATACCTAATAATGATGTTTCTTTAACACTATTACTCAATAAATTTGGGTCATCCTCGTAAGCCCTAAAAGTTTCGGGTGGTTTTGTTTGGTCGGCGGTAAATGAATCTATGTAGTTATTTGTTAGGTATTTTGAATTACTTGGATTCAAAAAATTAATCTTTGCTAATGATATTGTTTGTATTTCAGAACTTTCGATACCCGCAGTGAGTTTTGACCTTGGGATTACCTCGGCTTCTAAATTCGCATACATAACTAAATTTTCGTGCTTTACTAATCTTTGTTTTGCCCTACCATCACTATCAATGATTTTGTTAGGGTCCGCTACGAAAATATTTTGATAGTCAAACTCAACTAAAATATTTTCACTGTTATCTGCCATAATAATAGAAATGTGTTTCTAAGGCTCCTTTATAGTCCTGTAATGATGGTAATAAAGGAAACGGTATTGTCAATACTGTACCATCCGGTATTTCAAATTCGTTAGATGAGAACTGCGGATTGGCTTGTAGTATTAACCATCCAAAAAAAGGAGAATTATAAAATTGTTGGGATACTTTATCTAACCTTGACTGACCTTGTTTGTAAATGTAAACACGGTCAGTTGTCTTTGGAGTCAACTTGACATATGGGACTACGGTTTGTTGACCACTAACTAAAAAATCATTGTATCTGTTGTAATACTCCAAAGCCATGTTAATTAAATTTTTTCTTACCGTTAAATTTATTTGAGTCACCAGTATTCAAAGTTGATGCTAAATCTAAAAACTTCTGTTTTTGTACATCTGTTGGTGATGCCGACTTCATGTAATCTAATTCTCTTTTATTAGAAAGTTTATTAAATGGGTTAAAGAAGTTTACATACTTATTGTATTTTACGGCCGCCCTTATTTTAAGATTATACTTTTTGTTTTGTTCTTTTTGTTCTTTAGTAAAGTTTTCATGCATTGAATCTTGTCCTATATTGAAGTCGATAGTATCAATAAATCTTAACCCAAGAATCTTATTCATAACGTCTTCCGGTTTTTTCGGTACGGTTATTCTATTTCCACCAATAACATCACCATCCGGTAATAGAACCTTTTTAAATGCTTCCAAATTGTTCTTATCCAAGAATATCTTTGACATCAACATAAAAAATCTTTGTTCATACTCTGTTTGGAGAATATCAGAACTATATTCAAACGAGACATCAGGTTCAGATAAAATTTGTTCTGCATAAATAAATTGTAAGAAATCTTGGTACTGCCCTGGCATTAAATCATAGTCAGATTTTAAATCCGTTTGTGAATCTCCCGATAAATTGTATACAATTACCTCGCCATTATCTAAGACCTTACCATCTATATTAGAGAAAATTATATTCATTTTATCTAACGAAGAAATCAAAGCGAGTTCTTGATTGTAAAGTTGTTCCAATTCAATATCAATACCATTAACAAAATCTTGTCTCATATTTTCTACATAGTTCAACATATTAGTTCTAATTGTTGTAACAACTGTTCCACCAGAAGAGAATCCTTTATTCAAGTAGAACTGTATTATTGTGTTATAATCTAACGTTATATCATTTTTAACATCATCAATCAACTTGTTCATTTGTTGTTGTGTTTCAGAGCATTTGCCAAATAACATTGTAGTGTCTGCCGAAGCAACCAATCCTTTTATGTATTTTCTTTTAGTAGTAATTGTTCTTACAATACCGTAATTGTAACTTTCTGATAGTGAAGTTAATTTACTAATCACTGAACCAAAATATGTTTGCGATTGGTCAACTATTTGTTTCATTAACTCTCTATAACTTAATATTCCTGTTTCTGTAACATCAGAGAAGGTTTGTGATGTCTTACCAAGTATGTTTGATGTGATATTACCAATAGTTTTTCCTACAGCATTTGGTTGTATGTTCGTAGGTGTTGACGGTTTAACCTCTGTATTTATTTTCTTTTTCTCATCAATAAGGGCATCTAATTTTGTCACGTCTTCGGTTGCAACGGACCTCTCATCGTATATTTCAGTATTAGCGTAGTAATTGAATGATAGTGCGTTTTGTAAGTCTTCTACAGGTCTTGCTAAACCTTGTCCGCCAATAAAATCAAATGAAAGTTGGACGTTAGCAATCATAGGTTGAAACCCTATACCTTCAGGATTCATATCGTAAAGTTGCTCGTAAGTGATTTGTAAATTTTTTGGTATTATTTTAGTATGATAAAAATCACCAACTCGTAATACCAAAACAGGTGGAGAACCAAATGCGGTATTTACAGAATCATTATACTTAGGTAACCCATCCTCACCAATAACGGGTATAGTATCACCAGGTCTCACACATTGATTTAGAAATGTCAATCTAGAGTTTAGTCCTTCGGGTGTTATTGAATGGAATGACGGTGAGAAAACTTTTAATTTCTTTCTGAGTTCGTCGTAAATAAATGGGTCTTCATTTTTAAGAACTTCAAAATAATCACACTCGGTTAGTAAATCTCTTAACACTCTTTTAGACAAACCAGGTCTATTGATTATGTTTTCAGTAGTTGTGGTTTTAGCTTCTTTAGTTACTTTTCTTCCTGTTACTCTTTCTTCAGTTCTCGCTTTCTCCGCAGTTTTGTTTCCATTATTGTTGGTGTCTGTAGGGTCGGGTAAAACTTGTACGGGGATTACCTCGATTTTCATAAATCTAACACTTCTACAAGCCATAGAATCAGTCGTATATATCGCATCTGAGTCTGTCATTCTTTGACCTGCCTTTAGTCCACTTTCGTAAGTAGGATTAGTTGTACAAGTTGACGCTTCAAAATAACTATCACCCAAACCTTTAGCAGATACATTGGTCGCGGTTTCTCCTTGTGGGTCCTTATTTATCTTTAATTGTCTATTATCAAGGTATTTTGAAAAACTAATACCGTCTTTATCTCCCCCTGAACTATAATTTCTAAAGTATTGTATTACCGAATCAATTCTTCTTTTGGATAAATTTAAATTATAAGCGTCGGATGCACTTGCAGATGCTGAACTTTCCATATCAATTACAACTTCATTTCCTTCGTTAAGAATCTCATATAGGTCTTTTGCCATCTCGTTATTAATGGTCTCGAAGTTATATTTAATCACTTGGTCAAAAAAGTTTCCAACCCCTTCTTTGTTGTTTTTCGCTTTATTTAAATATGTATCTTTTCTCTTGATGTAGTCATCATAATAAGTGTCATAAGGACCAGCGGCGGTTTCACCTTGATTAGGTGGTGGTATATTGTTATCAAAATAAAAACCTAATCCGATATATTTGTTCAAGTTAGCGGTCTGTTTGTCAGCATCATCAGTTTTTGGATTTAACTGTTCAGGTTTATTTGGTTGTATAGTAATAGTTTCAACTATGTTTTCATATTCCGCAGGACTTGTTGTTAGAATTTTTTGAATTTCTTGTAGAGCAGTTCTATTTACGGTTCCATATTTGGACGCTAAATCATATAAATCATATTTTTGACAACCTGCGAAAAATGATTCCAACATCTTATTTGCATTAATCGGTGTCTCATTTGCCAAAACTTTGTTCACCAAAATGTTTAAAACCGATGGATGGTCAACAACAATCTTCCAACTTAAACTTCCGTTTCTTGATGTGTTTTTATATGTATATATTGGCTCAGGTCTACCAAGAAATGCCTTTTCATCCCAATTTGCGTTGGATGAATCATTAAAGGTTAATCCATATGGTGGAAACCACATAATTCTACCTCCGTTAGGACCTTTTTCACATTCGGCTAAATCCTCATATGTATATCCTTTTCTGGCTCCTGACCTCCATGCTAAGTTCTCTAAAGAGAACATATATTTTTTTACAGAACCTCCTGATACGTTTGTTGAATTTTCCCCTTTTAATGGGGCGATATTTAAATTATAAGTGTTATCTAAAATTGTATTTTGGAATCTTCTTCCATATCCTGAAATACCTTCAGGTTTTTGTAATCTATCATACGTACTATACGTATCGGCTTTTGTGAAGACTCTACAATACTCCTCACCTAATCTCTGTTCAAAAAGAGGGTCTTTATAAGTTACAACTTGAGAACCTTTAGTTATTTGTTTGTATCCATCGTTGAAAATCTTACTTACTTGATTAATTGCGTTACCAACGTGTTTAAATCTTTGTTCTCCTTGTAGTCTATCCGCAGATTCAATTAATCTCTGTGTATCATCTAATATGGAACCAGGTTTAAATGGTATTGCGGTTGAATAGAACTTACTTTGTCCTGCCTTGTACTTCGGTGAAACCCATATAAAATTACTTTCTAAATTTCCTTGGTCAATTACCGCACCTGATTGAAGACCGAAATTTATCCTGCCTATGTTTCCTTCATAGTCCTTAGCCAATACATCGGGTCCGTAAACAGGTGCTTGGGTATCTCTACCATAGGCATCGATTGGTACCGCATTGATTGGCGAAGTTGCATAACTTGGTTCAGAAGTTATTGAACCTACATAATAAGCCCCTGGTAATTGTAATCCAAAATTATCTAATAGATTATTAATACCTGTTGTCAATACATTTCCTAATAATCCCCCTGCAATTGAATTACCATAAGCGGGTCTATAAATGTTATACGATAGATTGGAAAATAAAATACCCTTTTGACCTTCATTAGTGTTCTCTAAAAATATTTGAGATGGATTTATTTGTCTTGTAAGACTTCCATTAAATAACCCTCCTACAGTTGTGCTTCTTCCCGCAATCTGATTTATGGCTTCGCCTAACGTATCCGTAGCCCTTCCATTTAAACCATCTAAAAAGTAATCACCTGGTATTGGTGAGACAGGTTGATATGCCCCCTCTAATTTACTTTCAAAAGTATCATTTGTATTGGGTGTAGTTATTTTGAAACTAACTGAATTTTGACTACTTATATTATTTTCTAGATATACGGCATTTGTTTCTAATAATAAATCTTTTAGAACTTGTACACCAATTTTTGCCAAATATGAATCTTCAACAATAGAACCCGGAGTTCCTTGTATGTTAGTATTTTTTAATATGTTATAGGCGGTATAAGTAGATGCAACTATTTTAGCCCCAGGATTATCGTTTCTGATAACGGGAGCCCCTGAACCATCTTCAGGAAATAGAATTTCAGGACTTGATAAGTCAGGTAATGTTTGTTCGTAAGTTATACTACCTTGAGCCTCAGAATTAATTCCATTAATATTATATGGTTTTAAATTCAATAAAACTAGATTTTCTCTAAATGTTTGAGAAGGAGCATATGATAAAAAACTACCGTTTGATGGGATATTTACATCATCAGGATTTACATTAACGGGCGTTGTTGGCATTTTTCAGAGTGTTCTAAAAAATAAATAGATTGAGTTTCGTTTTTTTAGTGGTTGATTGATAAATTAACCGAAACCTGGAGGTATTACAGATTGGTTACCTGAAAGTTGTCCGTATGCACTTTGTTTATTTTTTATTTGACTAATAAATGCGTCTGTAAACTCACCACTATTAAGTTTTTTAGTAATTTCATCCGCAACTATTCTAGATGAGTCATTTTGAAGTCCTCTAACCTCAACAACTAAAGTTATTTCTCCACCAACATTAGTTGTAGATTCTGTCTTCATTGTTAATGGTGCAATTTCTGGGTTATTTCTTACCGCACTTTCAGGTAATTTAGATTCATTTATTTTTTGTAACCCATCTATAGTTACACCTGCCATATTTTTTTCAGGTGCAATCATAGGCGTTTCTTTAAAACTTTCTATTTTTAATGGTTCTTGTTCTATTTTAATTTCTTTTAGTTCTTGTTTTTCAACAACTGTGGGTTCAAAATTTTTAACACCTGATATTTTATTTTCAACAGATGTAAATGCATCACCAAACTTATCCATCATAGGTTGGATTAAGGTTGAGTAATTTTCGTCGGGAGTTGTATTTGATATAAATTTACTATAATCAATATTCATTTTATTTTCTTTGGTAGTTTCTTTCAAAGAATCTAAATTATCAGAAAATTTATCAGTTTGATTTGATATTGCACTAGCGATAGAATTAGTATCAAATTCAGGTATTTTAGTTATTTCAGGTTTATTTTCAACAAACTCCGTTTCTTTTATAATTTCATTTGTTTTAGTTTCTTTGTTTTCAACTATTGTTGGTTCAGGATTCTTAATACTTAATGCTTTGTTTTCAACAGATGTTAATGTTCCACCGAACTTATCCATTAGTGGGGTAATTAATGTTATAAATTCATCATTAGATGATGTTTTAGACGCAAATTTATTATCATCAATAACCATTTTATTTTCTTTGGTGGTTTCTTTCAAAGAATTTAGATTATCAACCAATTTTTCAGTATTAGTTTTAGAACTATCTACGATAGAAGCGATATCAATCTCAGGTGTTTTTGATATTTCTGATTTAATTTCAAAAGTTTCTGTTTCTTTTATGACTTCATTTGTCTTAGTTTCTTTATTTTCAACTACTGTTGGTTGTAAATTTTTAATGTCAGATACTTTGTTTTCAACAGATGTAAATGCATCACCGAACTTATCCATTAGTGGGGTAATTAATGTTATAAAATCCTCATTAGATGAAGTTTTAGATGCGAATTTATCGTAATCGATATTCATTTTATTTTCTTTGATAGTTTCTTTCAAAGAATTTAAATCATCAGAAAATTTATCAGTTTGATTTGATATTACATTAGCGATAGAATTAACATCAAATTCAGGCATTTTAGGAATTTCAGATTTATTTTCAACAAACTCTGTTTCTTTTATAATTTCATTTGTCTTAATTTCTTTGTTTTCAACAACTGTTGGTTCAAGATTTAAACCATTCTTTAATTCACTTACACTATTAGTTAATTTTTCATTGTTACTTGCAAGAGTATCATTTAATTCACTAAAATCGAATTTGGGTGTTTTTGGTGTCTCTGAATTAACTTCAACAAAATTATTTTCTTTTATAATTTCATTTGTTTTAATTTCTTTGTTTTCGAGTATTGTTGGTTCAGGTAATTTAACACCAATTATTTTTTCTTGGGCTAAAACAAATTCATTTAATTTATTTACTATGGGTTCAAAAATTGAAGCGTAGTTTTCGTCTTCTTTTTCTTGTATTTGTAATTTGTCATAATCAATTACAAACTTTGACTCTTTTACCGTATCAATTAATAAATCTACTCTTTGAATTAACCTGTCAGTTTGTGCAATACCGTTATCAATAACGGGTGACATATTTAATTCTGGTGTTTCTTTTTGTTGTACTACTGCTGTCAACAATTCTTCAATAGTCGCATCAATACCTTTTTTATTTTCATCTTCCTTAATTTGTTCCGGTGTTTTTTCATTTGGAGTTGTGATTGTTTGAGAGTTCATAGAATTTTTGTACTGTTCCATAGTGGCATCTAAAGACTCGTGCCAATTTAAACTTGGTGCAGGTGTTGTGGATGTTGCCGTTGCCGTTGCGGCTGCCGCACCCGCATCTTTGACTTTAGATTTTGCAACTTCATCTGTAATATTTTTACCTAATTTCTTAACCGGGTCTATTATATCCATAAGACTTTCTTTTAGTTTGGGACCTATATTACTCACAACCCCACTTAATGCTTCTTTAAATTTCTCAGGGTCAAGGTCTTCACCGGGTTTAGGTATCGCACCTTGTAATTTAAGAAATAATTGACTCGGTAATTCTTGTAATAAGTTTTGAGCCAACCCGTTAATCTCATCGGCCATTTCATCGTGAAAATCTTTTTTTGTTGTTTCGTCTTTTTTAAAGGCACCTTTTATTAATGGATTAGCAACATTTCTATCCATTTCTCTTCTAAATTCTTGACCCGCTTTTCCTCTAGCCAATCCACCTCTTGGTGCAGAGGCGATGAATTCCATAGCCTTTAACATTTTTTGACTTACAGTCAATTGGTCTTTTGCAATTTCTTCTAAAGTTTTAGGTATCGCCTGTTGTTTTAAAAACGCAACATCATCAGGGTCTAATTCATTAACGAACTTTTGTTCTCCACTTTTTACTGTAACAGCAAACCCTGTTTTACCATCCTTTTCAGTAAATTGGGATAGGTTTGCAATCATTTCTCGGTCATCTTCCGAAATTGGTACTTTTAATGCCGGAAAAGATATTTTTTTCATCTTGTATTCCAATTCCCCTGACTTAATGGCCATTTTGGCCAACTCATCTTTGGACATTCCCATCGCAAGTGCTAACTCTCTTAATCTTCCTTGTTCACCTGGTAGTATACTAACTTTACCTGACGCCTCATCTATTTTTGTTAAACCTTTTGTTACATTGACAATTTGATTCATTAATTCATCAGGATTATTTTGACCCAAATCCATTATTTTAAGTGGGTCTAACAAATCTGATGATGCAACACCTAACCTTTGCATGCTAGCCGCGAGTTCTATTGCCTGTTCAGGGTCAAATGCCTTCTCCGCCATATTAAAGACACTTTGCATGTTAACTCCTAATACTGCGGATTTAGCAACCATCTTTGACAATCCTTCAATACCTCCTTGAAAATTGTATATATTAAGGTTTTTTAGATTGTCTGACACCCCTTTTGTTACGGCACCAACATTAACACCTAACTTTTGAGCGACTTTGGCCGCGGTTTCCATCTGTGTTGATACGTCGGTTAGTTGGAACCCTGCATCTGTGAAATTCTGTGCTAAATCTTTTGTTGATACACCTGTCGCTTCTGCCGTAAGTTCTAAACTTTTAATTACGTCAGAAGATGCAACAACATTTCTATTAGTAACGATAGAAATTTCTTTAACAATATCTCCTGCCCTCTTCATTGACGCCTCATACGTCATGGCGTTCTTTGAGAGTCCGAGAATACTCGTAGCGGATTTATTGATTTGGTTTTCCATTTCAATAACTCTATCCCCCGCAAATCCGAAAGTCTCTGCTAATTGTTCTCCGGATGCCTCAAGTTGAGCCATCGGTCCGAGTATATTTGATACTCTAGCCGTTAATAAATTAAATTCATTTTGTAAACTAGTAGGGTTGTAAATACTGCCGGCATCAGGTGCTTTGTTCGCATCTGGCGTCTTTGTCTCTCCTGCTTCTTGCATCATAATATAATCTTTTTAGATAAATACAACCCCTATCTGTTTTTAGGTGTGTTATCCTCTACAATCTTATCCAATAGATATCTTCTCATATAAGAAGGTAATATGAGAAAATCACTATATGATGTGTTAATGTACTTCGCTAAATAATAATATTGGTCTATTAAAGACTTGGTGTAATCAGAAGAATGGCCGAAAAAAGTCCACCCCGAAGGTGATGTCAAATTCAACCTTTTCTCCTGACGGGGCTATTGCGACTCTTTTTAAATCTAAACTTGGTTCGTTTTCATTCAAGAAATTTCTGATGAACTTTGAATCCCCAATCGGTAACGTTTCTACTGTTTGAGAAATGAATCCTCTATCTTCGTTATCGTTTAGTGCTATAATTTGTTTGTTTAATCTCCAAGATACTTTTGGTGCCACTCTACCTTGAGGGTATTCGTTGGTCATTCTTTCTATTTCCATAGTATCAAACATATTGAGTGGTTTTAACTTGGCAATCAATCCACTTTTAGGTAATGTGACTTCGAAGTAACCTTGTTCATTTGGTTTTTGTTCACATTTTTTAATATTCAACTCATCTAACAATAATGTGTGATTGAACTTTTCTTTAGTTACTGGGTCTGTTAACGAAATATTATATTCGTGTCCAAACGATGTGTTTCTTAAGAAGATTAATATTGCTTCTATATCACCTGTTAATAATTCTTCAGGTCTTAAATCGGGTTCAAACAGTTTGTTTCTCAGTAATGATAATACCACACCGTCTTTCGCACTATTATTTAGTGAACCCAAGATGATATTTTCATCCGCAGCGGTAAGGTAACCTACTTTTACAGATTTCTTTTTTGATTTGTAAAAAATCCCACCTGTTGGTAACTGTACCATATCGTGAGGTAGGGAAAATGACTGTTGTCCGTATGATTGATAATCTTCCATAATTTGTTTTTGTTTCAAACATACGTCAGTTTAATTTAAAATAAACAAAAAAAGTCCCATAAGGGACTTTTGATGTGAAATATTTGTTGTTTTAGTATACTAAAATACAACGGTCCATTCTTAAATTCGCCGAAATGTCAGCAATCGCATCAGAATTGTATGCCAAACTTCCGAAGTCAACACTTGATAAGAAGGTTCCTTGTAGAATCCATTTTTCCACAACAACACCTGTCGGGTCTAACATTTCCAAGTCAACATCTTTTTTATACCCTGCGGCATAACCCATACGTCCTGTTACAGATTCTGCACACAAACGTACCCATTCCATCAAGGCTTGTGAAGCGGATGGACCGATTGGGTCACGGAATTTAACACCGATTTCGTCCCAATTGAATCTACCTGCAACGTATGTTGAAGTATTTAGAAATTGAATCTCGGTCGCAGCAATTTTTATTGATGGTCTTTTTGCACTTTCCACAAACCATTCGTTGATACCTAAACTTGATGGAAATCTCAAGATAAACCTATTCTGTCTTTTAGGTTCATACGGTATCGGCATTTTCATTAGTAAATCAGCCATTTTATTTAATTTTTTAGTTCAGTTTATTTTTTTATGATAAATATTATCAAGTTTATTTTTTTTTAATATTTTCTTTTAATTCCTCCCGCAGTTGAGTAGGTTTGTAGAATGTTATCAGGTTCATTTTCAAAATGTTTTTTCATAGTTTCTACATTTCTAATATCATCATCTGAAAAACCTAAAGTTGGTTCTGGTATAAAATTATTACTTACATCATTTTTTAAGAAAGCCTTTTTTCCAATTGTTTTTGACACTTCTTTTATATAAGACATAAATTCTTTCATCGCATTTATTTTTCCTTCTTCAGGACTAATTGATGAACCTTCACCATATGCTACAGGATAAAATCTACATAAATCAAGATACTCGTTTAGTATTTCCATTTTATCTTGGTTTCCTTCGAATCCTGCAATATCTCTATACTTTTCAAGATTTCTAATAAGTTCTGTGAAGGATATACCATCTCTGTTTGACAATATAAGATTATAACAAGCCTCTCTTAAAACAGATGGTGTATGACCTCTTGCGGTGATAATTGCGAATATTGAACCGTTATTAATCGCTTCAACGAAATCAGACCAAGCAGGACCAGTAGGTGCTGTCATTGAGTCTATTATAAATTTCTTATCTCCCGAAACTACGAAGTTTCTAAAAGCGTTATCCGCATAACCTACGATTGTATTACCATCATACTGAAAGTCTTCTTTACCTATCATAGTTCTATGATGTGCAAAATCTTCGGTTGACATTCCAACTTCTTCACCATCATCGGTTTTCAAGATAATTTTTGTCGGCATGTTCATAATATTATCATCCCAATCAAAAGCGTAATACTTCATGTCGGGAGTTCCAGCCTCCGTAATCCCTTCGGATACGGAAGCCGGTCTTTTATATATCCCTTTTTTAATCATTTTGACAATTTTTGAATCAATCTCTCTAATTGAGCCTCACTTATAACTATTTGTTTCGGTTTGGACTCTTTTATTTGAGTTGTATTTTTTTTATTGCTCATATATTAGATGTTTTCAAACGACGCTCCTGTTGGAGTGATATAGAATGTTATATCAATGAATTCTAACGCTCTTGTAGGTTTAATATAAATTGAACCAACAAGTCTATTATTATCCAAGTCTTCAGGTGTATTTCTAACAGTTACTCTGAAATCATAAAGACCTCTATCTCTTCTAATTGAATCCAAGATTGGATTAACTGAATCCAAGAATTGTTGTCTTACGATATCGTCGTTTTGTTCGAATAGTAATCTTACAGAAACCGCTGAAATCAACTTACGTGCTTGTAATAACAATCTTCTTACGTTGATTCTATCAAGTGCTGATTGAGCGATTTGTAAAGTTTTATTACCCCAAATTACAGTTCCAACATCAGAGAAAGTTGCAATTGGATTGATTCTTCCTTCGTAAAGGATGTCTCTATCTTCTTGTGAAAGTTTCTTTCTCGCTTTAACAGAATTTACAAGACCTCTTGTATAACCCGCAGTTGCGAACCAAGGGAATGCAACATTATCAGTAAGTGCCAAGTTTCTTGTAACCTCTGCAGTTGGTGGAAGATAAATCTGTGTATTATTTACAGTATCTCTTGTTAATACCCAAGGGTAGTAAGTAGCGGTATAATTCGAATCGATATTTGAGTTAATCAAGTTATCTACCGCAGATTGTGGTAATATTTGTTCCGCAGTGTCATTTGTGTTAGGAACAAACATATCCCAGTCAGGTGTAGTTGCGATATAAATAGAGTCCGCTCTGTCCACTTCCGCAATATTAATTGCACTATTCACTAACAATAAGTTGTTAACATAATCAATACCCGGAGTAACAAACACGTTAATGTTAATCGCTTCAGGGTTTGACATACTTTCCATACCTAACAAGTAAGCGTAATAGTCAGTATTTGCGTAATCAACACTGTTTTGGTCAATTGTTATTTGTTTGAACATACCTTGACCCGTAGCACTTGGATATCTTGAATTAGGACACGCTCCTTTTTTATATCCTGTTCCACCTAAAATAAATCTGTCAGTGTTAGTTCTTGACTCACTATAGATGTCCCAACCATCAAAACCACCTGCAGGTAATACAGTGAATTTTCTTGCGAATGTTCTAAAGTAAGGGTTATCTTGACTTTCAGGTTCCGATTGGAAAATTGCATCTCCAACGAAGAATTCAGGGGTTCCACTTGTTGTATAAGAATTAGAAATGGTAATCGCACTTGCCATAATATCCATGTGGAAACCTCTAACTTTATAATCCCAAGCATCTTGTGTGGATTCCACACATAAATTACCCGCCTTTATTTTTCCTTTGTAATCAAAGAAATCTCCGTCAATACCAACTTTATCAGATATACCTAAATAAGTTCTTCTTACATTATCACCATTAGTTGTAATAGAGATTCCTGCTCCGATTGGGGTGTTGAAAGGTGGTTCGAATACTGTAGTGCCAGGTATTTCATATTTTGTTTTATAGATAACAAAAGGTGGAATATTAAGTGAACTTCCACTATATGTTCTAATTGTGTATCCTTCAAATCCACATGGTAATGAATCTTCAGGTGCATCTTCATTAACCTCAACCATTATAAATTTAGATATTAAAGAATATTCACCATTTTTAGAACCAATTTTCTTAGCCACATAATTATTTAAATTAGGGTTCATAGAACATTGGGTGAATTTTTCAATAACAGTTGGGTTTTGGTCTGAATCGTAATAATCTCTGACTAAAACATCGAAAGTATTACTCACAAATGACATGTTAGCCAAAGAGATTTTAACTTCTCTATTTGCTGATGTACCATCAGAAATTGTTATAATTTTGAATAATCTAAATACAGTATCACCTCGTACTTCAGAAACAACCCAAGGTGTTTCAGGTGTTTGATAAGGTTCTAGATAGTTAGCAATTGACAAACTTGATGTTGCACCCGAGCTTCTTACGGAATCAAGAGGAATTAAATTACAATTCAATCCTCTAATATATCCTTTATTATATGCGTAGTTAAGTAAGTTAGAATAACTTTCTTCCACGAATAATGGAACCTCTGTTCTTGGTTTATCAAAGTTAGAAACTCCAAATACTTTTGAAAGGTAATTAGTATTAGAATTCAGTAATGATGTTTCAAATTGGAATGTTTGATTTGTTCTTGTAAGACCTGAGATTTTAAAAGTAGAATATGGATTAGATGATACTCCTGAATATGAGCCAGTACAAACCATATTTACATTTGTTGTTGCCGATACCTCATAAACAGGTCCATTGTCGGAAATATATGCCGCTTTACCTCTTGAACGTAAAGTTGCAACAACTAAATTATCGTAATCGGAATATGGAGTTCCTGAGTATTCGAAAACACCTATTTGTAGATTTCCATCAATTTCAGTTGTTAAGTCTTGGAAATTTCCACCTCCAGGATAGGGGATTATATAAAATCCTAATCCTGAGTATGAACCATTATTATTTTCAAAAGTTGCATAATACCAAGGGTCATTATCACTACTTGATAAAGTATTTGCGGATAATGAAACAGAATTAACTCCGAATACATTTGTTTGAGCGGTATAAGCATTTAATGAATTATAATCTGAGCTTGGTATAGAACCCCAAAAATAAGCAATTGGTTGGTCTTGTACACTACCAGTTTGTTCATAATACGCTACAACATCTGAAATCCAATCGTTAATGTCTTGAGCGATTGTTGAGGTACTTCCGTCAGTTTTTCTGTAACTTTGATTAACGTCTATCCCACCTAAAAAAGAACTTACCGCAGATTCATCGAATCCGTAGGTATAGGTAGTAGGGTCACTGCTTGGTGTATTAGCTGAATATGCAATCTGTACTGAAGTACTAGTAGTACCATTATAACCAACGGTACTTGGTTCAACATTAGCCACGGTTTTTATAGACCATGATGGACCCGCATCATAACCTGATAAACCAAGAATTCTTGAAACGAATAATTGATTTGATTGTTGTAAATATGATTTAGCGATATACGCCGCCTCATATTTAGGAATTTGTGTGTTCACAAATTTTTCTGGAGATGTACCACCGAATATTGTTTGAAATTCGTCATAGTTCTTGATGAAGATTGGTTCGAAAGCGGGACCTTTTAAAGTCTCACCAACAATACCCAATGTAGTTACACCAACACTAGAAGCAACGAATGATAAATCAACTTCAGATGTGTAAACTCCAGGAGAAACGAAAACTTTACTGTTTGCCATTTTTTTTGAGTTTTTTAAGATTTATTATTTTCTCAATAAATATTATAGAAAAAACCAAAAACTTTACTCTTTACAAAATATTTATAAATTAGGTAGATTATTTTCTGCCTTTTTTATCTTATGGATTCTAAAGACTCGGAAGTAAAAAATTTAAAGATTTCTAAAGAAGTTCACGACATCTTAAAGAGGTATTGTGAAAAAAGAGGGATAAAAATTTATCGTTTTTTAGAAACTTTAATTCGTGAAAAGTGTGTTGACAAGAAAGATATATATGGGGAAAACTAACTATTATTGAGTGATTCAAAGGTAATAGTTGATTCCAAAGTATTGTCAGATTTTGTTACTATAAACTTAGCGTTATCATTAGTGCTTATAAGAATAGTTGTTAAATCTGAACCGTAGTAATCATTATCAATATAAACATCAAAAGATAAAACATTGGTCGTGTTTATTAATGATAAAGAATCAGTTAAGTTAAATGTTCTTACAACTTCGGTAGTTCCAGATGGAAAATCTAAAACAATTTGTTTCATTTCTTGAGGTTCGTTTCTACCTTTTGTTTTTTTAGTTATAATTTTCCCGTCTGTTTCAAACACTTGTATAAACCTATTTACCGCAGGACTTACGGTAAACTCTTCCTCATCAATTAAGAACCCTAACATTATAAATTCGTAACTTTGGACGTAGTACTTTCTTTTATCTAAATCCATTACCGATTCATCACTAATGTTGTTCCATATGATAGGGATATAGTGTCCTTTAATTGTTGCATACGCCTGTCTTGATGCAAATTTTCCAAGTACTTTTTGATTAAAACTATTTAATTCCCTCATTCTATTACAAACAATTTTTACTTGATATGTAATATCAACAGGTATAGGTTGAGGTATTTTATATACGTCGGCACCTAATTGTTTACCGTCCCAAGTTGGTACTGTTGCATAAAAATATTGTCTTCTATTTGGTATGTTATATATTAAAGCAGGATTTGTTCCAAACTTAACTTCAGGAGTTCTTACTGTTGTTATAAATGGTGGTTTTACGTTGAAATCTAAATCAACGAAGTTCCAAGTTTCGGTAAACTGGGCCCAATTCTGTGTTGTGATTATTATATCAACAACAGGAACTAATGCTCCATCAACAACGAGTTTAAGTTCATCTCTGACAAAATCCATAAACCCCCTATCCAAATCCGCATGTAATATCGATTTAGGTAAGAATGTACCATCTTGATTAATTTTATCTACCAACTCTTCTCTTCTCGGAAATAAAGTTTTTGGATAATTAAGTGGTATGTTTTTTTTAATTTTTTTTGGAAATCCCATTTTATAATCCTCTAAATTCGTTATCCGTTACAGGAGCGGCGGTTATTGTTCTGTAAAATGGTTTGTATCCAGCATACGTATGTTTGTTATCTGAAACAATACGACCATCATCTATTACTGAGTAATATCTAACTCTTGTTTCTGATTCATAATATCCGATATAGTCACCAAATGCAATGTCAACACCCAATTCTTGTAGATGTTTTGAATACACAGACACTTTTAAATTACCTGGTTCGGTTTGTTCGATTTTTGAATTACCATACGCCTTATTTGTAGGGGCGGCAACTTGCACATAACCCTTAAATTCTATTGGCGGGTCAAACTGAACTCCGTCTTTGGTTGTTTCACCATAGACATCATCTTTTTTTGTTTTGATTCTGTTGACACGATATAATACCAAAGTAAAATTCATATCTCCCTCTAACCACTCTGAACCCATATCAATGTCCAAATCGTAGTCTTCAGAACCAAAGAATTTACCTAATCTTGTAATTGGGACTTTCTTAGCCATAATATTGATAAATATTTGTTGTTCACTTATTTTTGGTTATAAAACAATTTTTTTGGAAAACGTATTCTCAATAGAACAAAAGGCGATTGATATTTTATCTTCTTACGAGGGTGGTAATAATTTTATATTAAGATTAAAGCAACAATCTTTAGTTAATAAAAAGTTCTTCCCAACGAGAACACAATCTGATTATATAATTACATATCACAATGAAAAACCAAAGGTCGCTAAAAAGTGGGTTGATTTAGACCCCTATTTTGCAAGAAAGTTCGCAGATGAAAAATTGTTTCGTGAGGTCCCTGATAAAATCTATGTAGAAAAACTTTTAATAGAAAAAGAAAAATCTTATCATATTTGGGGAAAGTTTTTTGAATCTGAACATTTAAGTGACTTTTGGGTACCTAAAGGAGCATTAATTAAAACTCACACGGTAGAAAAAGTTGATATCGATTATTCAAAGTATAGTCATAGACCTCCTCTTTCACATCAAAAAGAAGCGATTGAGAAATTAGCAGGAAGTAAAAGGTTTATTTTAGCGGATGATATGGGGTTGGGTAAGACCACCTCAACTATTATCGCAGCGTTAGAGTCAGGAGCAAAAAAAGTATTAATCATTTGTCCCGCATCACTTAAAATAAATTGGTCAAGGGAAATTGAAAACTATACAGATAAGTCAATTTATATATGTGAAGGTAAGAATTTCTCATCAGACCACCATTTTGTTATCGTTAATTACGATATTATTAAAAACTTTCACGACATTAAAGATAAAGAAAACTCACAAATTATTAATTCTAAGTTTGATTTAGTTATTATTGATGAAGCTCATTACATTAAAAATTCACAAGCCCAAAGAACAAAACTAATTAATCATTTTGTTAAGAATATTAATAGAGTGTGGTTATTAACGGGAACACCAATTACATCTCGTCCAATTGATTATTATAACTTATTATCTTTGGTTGAGTCTCCTGTCGCTCAAAACTGGATGGCTTATGTAATTCGTTTTTGCGAAGGGTATCAGTTTAGAGCGGGTCAAAGAAAAGTATGGAACGTAAATGGGGCATCTAATTTGGATGAACTACGTGAAAGAACTTCTAAACAAATACTGCGTAGATTGAAAACTGATGTATTAGATTTACCTGAAAAGATTATTAGTCCAATTTATTTGAGGTTAAAATCAAAAGAATATGAAAATCTTATGGGTGAGTATTTTGATTGGTTTAGAAATAATAAAGAAGAATCATCGTCACTGACAATTCAGTTTTCAAAATTAATGAAAGTAAGACAAGTAATTGCAGAAGAAAAAATTTCTCAAACAATCGAACTCGCAGAAAATATTTTAGAGCAAGGTAAGAAAGTTATTATATTTTCGAACTTCACGGAACCATTAAAAAGAATTCACGAACACTTCGGTAAGATGTCTGTATACTTGGATGGTTCAACCTCAAAACCCGCAAGACAAAAGGCTGTGGATGATTTTCAAGATAACGATAAGGTTAAAGTGTTTTGTGGAAACATAAAGGCCGCAGGTGTTGGTATTACCTTAACATCAGCAGAGGTTGTAATATTTAATGACCTATCTTTTGTTCCATCAGACCATTCACAAGCCGAGGATAGAGCATATCGTTATGGTCAAAAAAATAGTGTTTTAGTTTATTATCCTTTATTTGAAAACACTATAGAAGGTGCAATATATGACATCTTAATTAGGAAAAAAGGGATATTTGAAACCGTAATGGGGGACAACTTGGATAGGGGTAGTGTTGCTGAACTAATACTCGATTCAATCAATAGTCGTGAATAATTCAAATTCAAAGGATATTTATGATAACGAATATATAATTTTATAATGAAAAAACTTCAAGAGAAAGTAGAAAAAATAGCCAACCAAATAAAAGAGATAGATACAAAGGAAAATGAAAAATTGTTTATAAATGAAATGAAAAAAATAGGGATTGAGAAACTACCATATTCCTATTCATCCTTAAAACAATTCATCGACCCAGAGACAATGTCTTATCACTACAACGGACATTACAAAACGTATGTAGACAAATTAAATGACGCATTAAGTAAAAAAGATTACGGTGATGTCGAGTTAGAAGAAATAATTAAATCAATCGGTAAGTATAATAAAACAATTAGAAATAATGCCGGAGGAGCCTTTAATCACGCCTTATTTTGGAAAATGTTATCACCAACCGAACAGAAATGTGGTGGTGAAATTTACAATAGAATAAAAAAGGATTTCCATAACTTTTTGGGATTTAAACAAGAGTTTACCGAAAAGGCAAAAAGAAATTTCGGTTCAGGATGGATATGGTTAGTTTTAACCAAATCAGGTAGTTTGAAAATTATGACAACACCTAACCAAGATAATCCACTTATGAACCTTGTTAGAAATGGTGGGTATCCTCTATTGGGTCTTGATTTATGGGAACACGCATATTATTTACGATACAAAAACAAAAGAGACGATTACGTCAAAAACTTTTTCAAGGCAATTAATTGGAAGTTTGTAAATAAAATGTACACTATGAAAGTTAAAACAAAACTTGATGAATCGGTCACCACCAAAAAAATAATATCTGAAGGTGTTAGCGAATCATGCTCAAAGCAAGAAAACGAGGCTTATAGATTTATTTTTAACACCAATTTAAAAGTTAAAAAGGCATATAAAATAGGAATCAATTATATATTAAGACAAGTTTTTTCTGACAGATATTATAAAGACAACGAATATGGTGATGGGGAAATGTTTGGAATTTATGACTTAGAGGGTGAAGGAAGGTCTGTTTTGAATTTTCTAAACACTAATTACTCAGGATTTTGTATATTAGTTAACGATATCAATAAATTGTTAAAGGCAAATAATGAAAGACCTCTAAATTTTATTGGTCGAACTCCATCTGAACAATTTTATGAAATTCATAGAATGATTAAAATAATTGATGAATTTAAACTTAGAATTTTTTCCACTAAATCCAAAACTTTTCAAAACTTAATCGCGACTTTAAGTAAAACAAGTGAAATTGGTAAGGTAACAGAAGAGTTTGCGGTTATAAAATTAAAAGAAAGATACGGAAATGAAAACGTTTCTTTGGTTGGAAAACTAGGTAGTTCTAAAGACGCCAACGAAGGTATTGATTCGGAAATTATTGTCGATGGAAAAATTATGACAGCACAAATTAAACCTTTTGGTAGTTATACTTTACAGGATGGTGCATATACATTATATAACACTGCCAGTGTAAAAGAATATCTCACTGATTGGCTTGTTTTTTTCAATAAAAAATCGGGAGTGTTAGTATTTGATAATAACAATACTAAGATTGTGGGAGGAAATTATACTATACCATCAACATCTTTAATAGAACATATAAAATGAAAATTATAATATCTGAAAGTCAATTAATTAGATTACAGGAAAGTCAAGAAGAACGGTTTGACATGTTTGATACCGACTATTTAAATATATTATACAAAAATAGTAAAAAAGGAAAAAATAATTCGGCTTATAAATTATTGGCAATAAGAGCATCTTTAGAAAACGAATCTTTAATACGTGATTTAAATCAAAGTATTGAGACCCTATACAAATTTTTTAATAGAAAAAACTCAGGCCTTTTACCAAAAATATTGGAATTAGCGTTAATAGATAGGAACAAAACTATAAATGACTTAAAAATTGTTTCCGATTTCATCAACGATGCTGATTTTAACGATGATGTGACCAAAAAACAATTAATAAGATTAAGAAATATGACTGAAGTCCCTGATGACTTAGAAGACATATTAAGGAATGTAAGAGAAAAAGAATATTCAAAATATGAGAAGGAGTACGAGGGTGATTATTTTGACCTCAAAAGAACTGCACTTTCTTTACAATATAAATGTGGTGATGACATAGATAAAAGTTTTTTGAAAAAAATACAGAAATTCGAAAGTGTGTCGGAGGAGGATTTTAAAAAATTACTTATAAACATAAAGAATTGTGTGAAATCATCTTTAAGTGAAAAGGTTGTTGTAAAATCAGATATAGTATCTAAAACCCCTCTTTACGTTATGGATAATGGAGTAAAAACTGAGGTGTTTAAACAAGGTTCTAATTTTGAAGTTAAGAAGATGGACGTTAATATCGATAGTTATTTATCAGAATTTTTTTCAATTTTTAAACAAACAAAAAATAAAGAATACAAAGGTTCGTATTTAGAAATTTATAACTCAGTAATCCGTGGTCTATATGAGTGGGTAAAAGGTGAGGGTCAAGAATATCTTGATAGTATTAAAAACAATATGGAGGGGATTGCTTATGAAAATTTCACAATCGTCCCAATTAAATATATTGATTTTTATTGGTCAAATGTTGGTCAAAGAGGGTGTGATGAATTAAGATTATCCATTAGATTCCGTATAAAAGCAGAATATCAAAATAAAACAATCGAAGCATACGTTTTTACTAAAACTTCGGATATTTTAGAGAAAAAAGAATTACGGGTTTCTAAACAAGAAGTAGAAAAGATAGTTTGCTAGATATTTATATAAAAAAATATTACTATGGCTGTCATACCAGAACCCGATAGAAGTAAACTATATACCCAAGTAAAACACTTGTTAGGTGCTCCACTTCGTTCCATTGAAATTGTAGATGAACAAATGGATACTCTATTGGAGTTTTCTATTCAAGATTACGCGCAGTACGTACAAGATTGGTTAATTGAATCTCAATGGACTTCTCTATATAATCTTAACTTGGATACTCAATCTTTATCTAGAGCGTTTCTAACTAAGAGTTTAGATTGGGAAAATAGGTATTCATACGCATACTCAAAAATTGTTGGATTACAAAGTAACGGTGATTGGGTACTAAAGAAAGATTATATTCAATTAGAAAAGGGAAAACAAATTTATGAAATTCCTGCGGGTAGAGAAATAAACGAATTACTTTGGTTTACTCCTGCAACATTAAATAATGTTTTTTTTGACCCTTGGTCTTTTGGAGGTATCGGTTCAGGTGGATTAGGTGGTGCAGGTGGATTCGCACAAATGGGTAACACTGCCGGTTCATATTTTATGATGCCAGCATTTGATATGTTACTTCGTATGCAAGAGGTAAACATACAAAGAAGAATTATTGCGGGAGATTTAACTTATCGTGTAACCGCTCTTCCTGATGGTAAGAAAGCGATTCACTTAATGCAAACACCGGGTGGTAAATTTGATTTCGGTAACGCACAGATGATGCAAGGACAAGTTTGGTATTGGTATTATGATACAGAAGGTGCTGACAGAGATTCTTGTTTAAAGTCTAATCCTGACATTATCAAACTACCGTCTGATGTTCCTTTTGATGAGTTAAATTGGGTTGAGTTAAACAACCCCGCAAAACAGTGGATACGTAGATGGTTTGTCGCTTACGTTAAAGAAACTTTATCAAGAGTCAGAGGAAAATATAGTGGTAACCTTAAAACACCTGACTCCGAATTAACTTTAGATTATACCTCTTTAGCAACTGAAGCGAAAGATGAAAAAACCAAATTAATTGAAGAATTAATTGGTGCTGAGGGTAGATTAACAAGATTGAAACCGGAAAAGGTAATGGAGAGAGAAGCGTTAATCGCAGAAAATCTAAACAAACAAATGAAGTTTAGAGCATTTCCAAGACAAATATATGTAATTTAATATGGCAATTATTCGTTCAATTCCATCTGAAAAAGTTATTGGTGGTAGAATTATAAAATCATCAGAAATTGTTTTAATTTCTGAATCTGAATATACATCAAATGGTGAAGGTTTGATAATTGTGAAAGACGTACCATTTTGTAAGTTAAAATTAAGTCATATTGCTACGGACCACGTTAGGGTAAAATCTTTAACTAACACACTTATAATTCCTGATATAGGATTGTTTGACGAAAAATATGATGAGTTATCTATAAATTCAGAATCTTGTGTTGAGTTTTACTTCGCACAAGGAAACTGGTACATCACATCAAGTGATGGGTTGAAGTTATCTTAGATAAATTCTTCCCACCCCTCTTCTGCTAATTCATACATATAATCAGGTTCAAGTCCTCTTTTTTCCCAATACTTAACTTCAGGTTCAGAAATAGTTAAAACCTCCTCCAATGAATCTTGGTCACCCTCTTCAAATGGAACACCGTTAATCAACTCACACTGTTCTTTTGTAAACAGTCCACGACCTTCAGGGTCAGTTATTAACATTCCATCTCTCACTTCTTGTTTAAACACAACAAGTAATGGTTCAATTCTTTTATTGAAAACACTGATTGCTCTTGGGATATTGTATTCACCTTTTAAATCGGGGTTGTTTTCCAACTCCTGCCTATCTAACATATAACAATTAAGTTTCACATATGATTCCATCATTTCTAATGGAATTTTACCATAACCCTCCATCATATTATCCAAATCTTCTTGGGTCCAACCTTTCTTTGGTTTGTTTACTTTTTGAACGTCTCCGTGAGATGCCTTCACACCATTGTTAACATAGTAAATAACATCACCAAGATTTACTTTAATCTTGTTTTTAAGAGCAAGTTCCATATGAGCCATTCTTGACATCGCATGTCCTGCCTTTGTTTTCTCATTACATCTTTTTTCATAATCATTCAAAGACAATTTTACTTTAGCACGTTGAGCGATTTTCATAAGTGGAATTTCTTGGTCAAATATCTTCTGTACATATTCGTAATACCATTCAACAAACTCTTGCCCTTTACCCTCCAATAACATTTTGATTCCCTTATCCAAGAAGTCCTCAATATATAATGGTAATTTCTTTGACTTAATTGTATTTCCCGTAAGTTTGATTTTACCTTTGTCCGTCATCAAAGCGTAGTTTTTTCTTGCTAAATTAATACACGAAGGCCAAGTTCCATCAGTATCTAACGCCATTTCACCTTTCATAAACATATCGTTAAATTCAGCAACATCGGCATCCGCACCTTTATATTCTTTACCCTCTTTAACTTTCCAATTGTTTCCTTTACCGATATAAATTCTTTCATCACATCCTTCAGGTTTTGAGAAGTTAACACCGTCCGTATCCATTACAAGTGGCATGTATCCCTTATTCATAAAAAACTTAATCATCATACGAAGATATTGTCTTCCTGTACAAGTGATTTGTTCACCCATATACATATCTCCCCAATGAAATACCTGTGGTGCGGATAACGCCCCGAACATCGAGTTAATGAAAATCTTAATAGGTAATTGTTTTCGGTCATAAGATAGTGACCTTTTCTTATCCGTTTTCTCATATTCTCCCGCTAAGTTCTTATACAAAATACGAGTATCTCTGAAATACTTTAACATCGCTTTCATTCCCTGTAATACATCACATTCAGGAAACACATCATGTACAAGTTGTATGGATGGGTAAAGTGAAGAAAAGTCGAGTTTTAATACATCCTTTGAGTATCCTACCCTTAACAATCTTGATAGACCCCCTACGAAATCTTGTTTGGACTGCTTCTCAGGAATCGCTAATTTGTATTTATAAGACCAAGCGAGCATCAACATCTTCCAAAGAGTTGCCGTACCCATAGTTGATATTCTTTCATATGTTGTAGGTACCATAGATGCCAAAAGAAAAGTCCCTTGGTTAAATTCATCATCGACCAATAGGGTTTCTTCCAAGTCATCGTCAAGGTATCTCTCAACAATTTCATCACCTTTTACTTTTATATATGTGTCGGGAAAACGAGTGTCTAAGTTTTCAAATGCAGGGTTATCAGCCCTCTTATACTTTCCGTTTTTAACATTTAACCAATAATCTTCTTTTTTTGCGTACATTGAACCGATTTTATCGTGGTCGATGTATACTCGGTCCTCGGCTTCAGCGTCGATATATTGGGTAATGTATTTAAGTCCCGCCGATTTAATGTTTGAGTTAATTGCTTGAGCTCTTCTTACTGAGTGTAAAATATCAATAATATTATAACCCCACATCCCAACTTGATTATACTTCTCAACCTCATTTGCCAATTTTAACATATTCTCTTTTTGTGATATATTATAATTGGGGTTTAATGTCTTACAAGTTTTCTTAACGTCAATATTAAGAACTTTACATCTTTCAAATATCCAAAACCAGTCGAAGTTAAATGAGTTATATCCTCCAATAATTGATGGTTTTAATGCATCAATTAATTTAAAGAAAGAAATTAACCCTTCTCTTTCTTGTTCAGGAGTTGCACATTCAATTACTTGTTGGAATCCTTTATTTGTTTTAATTCCAATCATGAAGATACGACCGTCTTTAGGTTCCAAAGAGGTCGTCTCCAAGTCAAATACAAACCTTGTAATGTCGTTATATTCTTCAAATCCTTTAAACAATCTTTTTTCTTTTGAAATTAAGTATTGTTCTACAGGTGGTAGAATTAATATTAGGTCTTTTGTGTTTTCTCCCCAAGGGTCTAATCCACCATCTCTGAAGAAACTGATTAGAGAACGGTAACCCTTTAAGGATTTTACCATATATTTTAATCCTCTTTCTAACCTTTCATTACCTTTTGTTTCCAATTTCTCGATAATGATGCCGTACTTTGACATCGCTTCTTTTTGTAACGCTTTGGATGATTTGTAGAAGTTTCGGTCTTTTAGGTCACCGACCCACGCAAAAGGTGTAAAACTTTCTTTCTGAATGGTTTTGCCTTTGATTGGGTCTTCTTTTATTTTGAATACCGAATCGGATGCGTAGTCAAATTCTACGGCAACTATATATTGTTCGGGGTCACCACCT